AAGATCCACGAACCCCCGATGATGGACGGGCGAGGCTCGTCCGGGTCGCCATCCGTGGCCCATTGCCAGACGGTCCCGGTGACGTCGAAGACGCCGCGCTGGCTGATGAACCGCTCGGCGCCGTCCTTGAGGACGCCGGTGACGACCGGGTCGCCGTCGCGCGAGCATCGCTCCTGCACGCCGATGGCGGCCGCAAAGAACTCCTCGATCGTGAGCAGGCGCTTGCCGTGATAGGCAAGGAGCTCGACCGCGGCGGCATAGTCGAACCGCCTGAAGCGCGTCTTGCCGTCCGGGCGCATGGGGAGGTCGCGGCCGTCCGCGATGGTTGCCCCGCAGCGGCTCGTGCCGTGCTCGTGGTGATCGACGCCGGGAAGATAGATGTCCACCCATGCCCTGCGCCCGCCAGCGACCTCGACCATCGTCATGCCGCGCGGGTCCGGCCCGGCAAAGCGGAAGTCCACGTCCCAGAGCGAGAACGGATTGATCGACGGGGTCGTGTCGCCGCCGGCGCGGGCCTGCGCGCAGCCGCCGGGGGCAAAATGGAACCCCGCGAACCATCTGTCCCCGAGGGGATTCGACGGCACCGGCGCGGCGAAGGGCTTGCCCTCCCCGTCGATGGTGACGCCATAGTCGCGGCCGGGCGTCAACTCGTCGAAGGCGATGGGCGTGTCGGCGTCGAAGGCATGCGTGCGGCCCTCGATCTGGATCACGGTGCCGGCCCGGATGCCGATTTCCGTCCGGCTGGGGGCGAAGAGGATCGGCGCAGCCAGGTCGGCCCGGTCTATCGTCACGGCCGAAGGCTTCACTGCAGTGGCAATGTTCATGGTCTAACTCCATCGGGTTGCTTGGAAGTTCTGGAATTCCGAGAGGCCGGGACGGCCTTCCGGATGGCGTTGCCGGACGTGATCATCACGAAACCGTCCGCGAACTCGACGCGAATCGAGTTCATCTTGCCCCGCGCCGTAAGCCGGCACGGCTGGCCTTTCCGGCCGTGTCGATTCCACCGGAAAATGTAGGGGAAGTCCGTCATAGGAGGTTTCCCTGCGAGGGTGCGGGCGCCGCCGGTCTGGGGCGCATCCACTTTGCCGGCGGCGGCACCTCGTCCGTCCGGCCCCGCTCCCATTCGAAGAAGCCCAGAGCACCGGCACACGGGATGAAGTCGACCGGCTCGGCGTCGGCGATCACAAGGCCGCGCGGCCCGAAGAACCACGGGCTGTCGAAGGTCTTCACGATGTCGACGATGACGCCGACCCCGACAATCCCACCGCGCAGAAGGTCGCATGCCGCAGGGCACTCGAACCCCATCTCGTCGAAGAACTCGGCGGCCTCGTCGTATTCATGCCGGGTCAGGCCCCGCGAGGCATGGATGGCGACCGGCCCGCGAAACTTGAGCGCAGGGTTCGGCGCGCGCCAACTCCGATTCTCGACGGGCTTCCACCCCATCACGAGGGCGTGCGCCCATGGCTGGCGCACCGACAGGGCAAGGCGAGGAAGGGGCGTCATGCTGCACCTCCCCAGCGAATCCCGTAGGCGTCGAACGGGAAGAACACATGCTCGCGGTCTTCCTCGGCCGGGTTGTCGTAGGGAATCGCGCTGATCAGCTTGAGGCCGTCGACGAAGGGGGCGAACGTCCGATAGGTATGCGCTCCGCCGGCGATCCAGATCGGCCGGCTGGGCCATTCCTGCCCGCAGGTTTCGATCACCTCCGCCGCCTCGCTGCCGGCCCATTCATAGACGCATCGGCCGTCGAGCCGCGGCATGCCCCGCGCCGTCCGCCGGCCGAGGATGACGACGCCGCCCATCGTGAGCCGCCGGAACGCGGCGAGGTCCGCAGCCATCGCGGCTTCAAGATCCGGATTGCCACGCCACGGCAGGTCGCCGGCGCGGCCGATCTGGCCCCGATGGCCGCAGGCGGCGATCAGATGCACCGTCATGGCCGCACCCTCGGCAGGCCGTTGTGCTCGATGCCGTCGAGCAGCCGACCCGCCGCTTTCTTGCCGACATTGCGCACGGCCACGAGGCGCTCGCCGTGGAAGCCGATGCCGCCCGCCAGATTGTGAAACCGCGTCGCGCCGAGGCCCATCTGTCCGTCGACCTTCGGCGTCGAGCGCCAGTCCGGATCGTCGACGTCGCGATCGTAGAACGCCGACCATGCGCCCCATTGCTTGAACAGGAACGCGATCTCGTGCGCCGCGCAGAAGTCCCGCGTGGCGCGGTGCCATTCGGGATGCGTCGGCCGCGCGCCGTCGCCGCTTTCGCCGCCGGACACGATCCAGCGGGCAAATTCCCATCCCTTCCAATCGACCGGGCCGATGGCCGGCTCGTAACTAACCCATGTCAGCCAGCCCATGTCGGCGAGCGCCGCCATTGCGGCCCGACGCTGGTCGGCGCGGGCCTGATCCTCGACCGAAACGCCGAGCCATATGTTGCGGAAGAAATCCGGCCATCTGGCCATGCCGCCCGCCCAGTCGAACAGCGGATAGGCGCAGCCTGCCGGCGGCGTCCCCATCGCGTCCAGCATGTCCGCGAAGAGTTGTCCGCGGCCGCTGGGGTGCGCAGCGCGCACTTCGTCCGGCCCGCGTGCGCCCTTGAAGTCCAGATCCTGCTCGGCGTTCACGTCCGCCCACCGGCGGAAGAAGTCGAGCATCCTGTCCGGGCGCTTGGTGAGCACCTGAAAGGTGTGGTGCTGCGCCTGCGCCATGACGTCGAGGACGCGCATGATCCAGCCGTCCGGCACGCCTTCGGCGAAGAGGTCGCCGTGCGCGCAGACGAAGATCATGCGCGGCTTCGACCACCGCAAGGGCTGGTCGAGCCATTGCTCGTTGAGCCGGACCTCGCCGTTCCAGACCGGGCCGGCCTTCGTGTCGATCGTCAGGCCGGCACGGCTCGGATGATGCTTGAGGCGCGTTCCGGCCAGCCGCATCGCGTAGCAGTTCGTGCAGCCGGGCGACACGACCGAGCAGCCGGTGATCGGGTTCCACGTCGCGTCGGTCCACTCGATAAGGGAATGGTCAGCCATGATCGCCCCCGATCTCGGAAAGGGCGCGGCCGTCCGCCGAAACGGCGAAGGCGACGCCGTCGTGCCAGAAGCCCATGACGACGGTCAGCCGCTCGCCCTCGGGGTCGACCGTGTCGTTCGCCGCCCAGTTGCGGGCGAAACTGTCCATCGAATCGGACATCGTCTCGTAGTCGCTCGCCTCGGCAAACCAGTTCGCCTCGTCGACCCGAGCGGCCGGTGCGAGCGGCACGGCCTCGCCGGTGAACATATCGACGGTGCCGCCGTCGCGCGGGTCTTCGAGGTTCCACGACCCGTCCGGCATGATGGTGATCTGCACGCTGCCGCGTTCTTCCCACCACATGAAGGTGACGGCCTCGCCGGGCGTGATGGTGCCGGCGACCGACGCCTTCTCGTCATCCCAGCGGATCGTCGTCACGCCGGCAGCGTCGGGGGAAAGCCAGTCCTCCGGACGCTCGCGGCCGGGCGGCATGATCTCGTCGACGAGGCAGGCCGGCCACCATCGCCGGGTGTGCGCGAAGTCAGCCATCGCTCACCTCCCGACGCCGGCAGCGAGAACGGCCCGCAGATCGCCAAGACGAACCGCCACGCGGGTCTTGTCGCCATTGCGCGCGAACTCGGCCTCGATCTTCTTGAGGCGGTCGACCGCGTCGCCGTCGATCTCGGCGGCCTCGTCGCTCCGGTCGTGCTCGATCGCCTTGTCCGGGTCGGCCGTCCGCCAGTCCGGCCAGCGGCGCTTCTCGTTCTTCGTCTGCTTGGCGACGATCGCCTCGACGATGCGGCTCGGCTCGAACCCGGCGCGCCATGCGCCGTCGAAGGCCAGAATGATGACGTCGATCCATTCCTCGACGTCGGTGGGGTCGTCCTCGATCTCGCGCAGTTCCTTGCGGATATGGTCGATCACGCCGGCGGCGCGCGTGCCGGGGCCGAAGGTCTTCAAGGAGAAGGCCCGCTGCCGCTCAAGATGCGCGACCAGGTCGAAGCGCGCCTTCGCCGCCACCCGCAGATCGCGCGCGTCCTGCTGATAGCGGTTGTTCGCTTCGAGCAGATCGGCGACGCGCTGGACGCGCAGCCGCTCATTGTCGTCGCGGCAGTCGAGCAGGTGCAGGATCCAGCGCGCCAGATCGTCCTTGCTCTTGTTCATCAGCGAACGGTGGGTGACGGTGGAAACGACTGTGAAGGTGGACATCGGCTAGATCCTCATCGGCATGAGAACGAAAAGCGTGTCGCCGCCCTGCGCCGGGCGGACGAGGGCCGGCGCACCGGCATCGCCCAGTTCGAAGATCACCTCGTCGCCGCCGGCGGCGGACAGGAGGTCGAGGCAGTATTTGCCGTTGAAGCCGATCTCGACGGGGTCGCCATCGGCGCCGGCGATCTCGATCTGATCTTCCGCGCTGCCGGCGTCCGGGCTATGGGCGGTGACGGTCAGTCCGTCGCCCGCGAAGGCGTATTTGACGGCGTTGCCCTTGCCGGTGGACACGGTCAGAACGCGGTCGATGGCATCCGCCAGCGGCGCGCGGGCGATCGTGTAGCGGTTTGGGTTGCCCGCCGGCACCACGCGCTTGTAATCGGGGAAGGTGCCGTCGATCAGCTTCGAGACCAGCGTCACGCCGGTTTCGTCGCCGCCCATGGAGATGCGGAACTTGACGTCCGAGACGTCGAGGCGGACAGGCCCCTTGTCCGGCAGCATCTTGAGCACGAGCTCGACCGTCTTCCTCGGGATGATGATCGCGGGCAGGCCCGCGGCCCCTTCCGGAAGCGGCAAGGTCGACTTCGCGAGGCGATGTCCGTCCGTCGCCACGGCGATCAGCACCGCCGCGCCATCGACCTCGTCCTCGTGCCAGTGGATGCCGTTGAGATAGTAGCGGGTTTCCTCGCTCGAAATCGCGAAGCGCACGGTCTCCAGCATCGCCTTGAGCGTGGCGGATTCCATGTCGAAACTACAGGCGAACTCGCCGGCCGACAGTTCGTGGAAATCGGAGGCAGGCAGGGCAGGCAGGCGGAAGCGCGAGCGCCCGGCCGAGACGATCCACATGCCGTCGCCGCCATCGGCGAGCCTGACCTCGCTGCCCTCGGGCAGCTTGCGCACGATGTCGTGCAGATTGTTCGCCGGGAGCGTCACCTCGGCCGCCCCGCCCTCGATCGCGCATTTGCGCGAAACGACGATCTCGGCGTCGAGGTCGGTGCCGGTGATCGCCAGCCGGCCCCCATCCCCATTGGCACCTGCCCGGATCAGGACGTTCGACAGGATCGGGATCGTGTTGCGCCGCTCGACCACGCGCACGGCGAGGGCCAGAGCGGGAAGCAAAGCCTCCCGCCCGATGGTGATCGCGGCCGCCGTCATACCCCGCTCTCCGGCTTGCCCTCATAGGCCGGCAGGCCGGTCTTCTCGCGGGCGTCGAAGAGGGCATGGCGCACATGCTCGGTGATGAACTGGTCGGGGCGATAGATCTGGTAGAACCAGGTCACGGACCCGCCGGCAGCGCGGTAGCGCAGGCGAACGGGGATGCGCATCTTGTCGCCCATGAAGAAGGGCGGCACGGACAGGATGAAGATGCCGGGAACCTTGAGCGGTGCGCCGTTGGCGTCCTGATGGCTTTCTTCCCAGACGATTTGCCCCTCGCCATTGGCAAGGGTATGCGCCGCCTTCACCTTGCTCGCCACGTTGACCTGAAGGCCGCGCGACAGTTCGACAAGCTGGCTGGGCGTGGCGACGGTCGTCGCGAAATCGCGTTCGAGCCAGATGCGCTCCTCGTCGGTCGGCGCCGAGAGTTCCGCGACGCGATCTTCGAGGAAGTAGGCGAAGTCCTCCTGCGTCATCTTCTGGCCGTTCATCTTGTTCCACGCCTGCCACTCCTCGGAGAGCGGGAAGGCGTAATGAACGCGGTGCTTGCCGTAATCCGGCTGGCCGTCGACGCCGAGGTGATGGTAGTCGATGACGGCGGTGAAGGACGGCTTGCGCCAGTCCGCGTCGGCGAAGATCACCGAGTGCTCGGACTTGTGGCGGTTGATCAGTTCGCAGAAGGACTCGAAAGTCTGCGCCTCTGCGGTGCCCTGCTTGCGCTTCGGGTGCAGGCGGTAGCTTTCGAGCACGTTGGCGAGCGCGTTGACCGCCGGCGTCTCGCCGCGATGCAGCGCGACCGGAACCTTCGCCGGCAGGCCGGTGAAGCCCTCGGGCGCGTCGATCAGGACGATCTCGATCCCCTGCGCCGCAGCGCCAAGCCGCGCGGCTTCGGCCAGGTCGATGCTGAAGGGGGTGGCGATGGCATCCGCGGCGTCCGGCGCGGGGGTGACAGTTTTTGTCATGGTGTCGACCTTTCTCTCTTTGCGCGCCTGCGGCGTCGCGGCTGGGTTCGAGGGAGGAGCGGGCTATTCGGCGGCGCGGGGGCGTGCCTCGCGCGGGCCGTTGAACATATCGGTCTGCTGGGGGTGCTCGGTGGAAAGCGAGCCGTCGTCGAGCACCCAGTAGAAGGACGAGCCGCGCTGCGGCTTCGGGCGCTTGGAATCGATGTCGCAGGTGATCGTGGCCGTGCCGGCCTCGACTTCCAGATTGATCTTGAGCGTGACGCTGCCCTTGACCTTCGACTTCGGGCGGTCGCCGGAAAGCTCTTTCAGCTTCGACAGCGTCTCGGTGATCTCGCTGCCGAGGACGGCCGCGACTTCGCCGCCTTCCAGCATGCCGATGATCGTTTGCGCGTCGCGGATTCGTTTCATCTTGTCCTCACAGGTGGGTTGATCCGCCGGGTCGGCCGGCGGCGTGGATCGTCAGAAGGGGATGTCGGACGCCATGTCGCAGACGCGCGCGACGCGCTGCTCGATCTCGGCGTGACGGGCGTCGGCGATGATGAGCGCCTGCGCCTTGACCGTGCGCTGGGCGTCGTCGAGGAGGATGGTCTTGCGCGCGAGCTTCCGTTCGAGGCCCTCGCGCTGCCGCTCCGCATTGTCGAGGTGGCCTTCAAGGCGGTGGATGCGGTCGAGATGCTTGGCGACGACCCGCTCAAGTTCGGCGATCTTCTTCGCCTCGGCGGATTGCTCGGGTGCGGCGGACGGCTTGCGGCTGGCTTTCGCGGCCATGGTCTTCTCCTCGATTCTAGAAGGGGATTTCGTCGTCGAGGTCGCGCTCGTAGGAGCGGTCGTCATTGCCTCGGGACGATGTTTCGGAAGATCGGTCGGCGCGGCTGCTCTCGCGGCCGTAATCGTCAGGCCCGCCGGCACCCCGTCCGCCGCCGTTGCCGTTGCCCTGCGGCATCAGCACGAGATCGCCGGCGAAGGCTTTCAGCACGACCTCGGTGGCGTAACGCTTCTGGCCGCCCTGATCTTCCCACGAGCGGGTGCAGAGCATGCCCTCGACATAGACCAGATGGCCCTTCTTCAAGTATTGCTCGGCGACCTTGCAGAGATGCTTGTTGAAGATGACGACGGTGTGCCACTCGGTGCGCTCGCGCTTCTCGCCCGAATTCTTGTCGCGCCAGACCTCGGACGTCGCGAGCCGCATGTTGACGATCGGGTCGCCGCTGCTCATGTGGCGGATTTCAGGGTCGGCGCCGAGCCGGCCCATGATCTGCACCTTGTTGATCGACGACATCAGACCAGACCTTTCTCGATGGCGAGCCATTCGGGCATTGTGATTTCGGCATTGCCGCCGGGGCGCTTGACGACCTCGACCTGCGAGATCGGGATCCAGACCGCGTCCTTGCTTTCGCCGAGCGGGGAGACCTTGATGGCGCGCTCGGTGATCGCGTGCAGGGCGACGGTGACGTCGACGAGGTCGGATTTCATGCCGGCCTCACCACGATTCCGAGATACCGCTCCAAGCGGTCGATGAAGGCCATTTCAGCCTTTGCCGCGCCCCACGGCTCGATCGGCGAGGTGAGCTTCGGCGCGGGCCGGCGCGCTGCAGGCAGGTGCGCGGCAGCCTTGCGGCCGAACAGCGCCAGCGCCTCGGCGCGCAGCATGCGCTCGTCCATGTCGTGAACCTGCCGCACATAGGCGGGATAGAGGCGCGGATAGCCGACGCCGGCGGCGGCGAAGACCGCATCGTCGATCGCCGCCTTGGCGACGCGGATCGCCTCGGCGACCGCCGCGCTCGCGCGCTCGGCGATGTCGGGGGCAAATCCCCCGTCGCGCAGGACCGCGGCGACGTTGACGGCGATCAGCGAGGCGAAGGGCCGCGTCAGGTCGCCGATCAGGTATTCGTGCCCGTCATGCAGGAGGCCGCAGCCGGCCAGCACCGCGTCGCCGGTTTCGGCATAGAGCGCGTCGGCGCAGAAAACCGAGTGCTGCGCGTCCGAATAGGCCGCGCAGGCATAGCGCCCGTTGAAGCGGGCGATCTTGGAAAGACCCGCGGCCATTTCCGCGAAGTCGATGTCGGAGACCTGCGGTGCCGCGAGGTCCATGACCGTGCCGTCACGGCGGAAGGAAGGAACGCCTATCTGTTGATGGGGGGTCAATGCCGCGCCCCCATCGTCTTCATGGCCGTGTCGACGACATAGCCGGCGACGGCAGGCCCCACCGGCGCATGCCGGAAGAAGGCTTTCAGGAGGGCCTCGCAGCGATCAAGCTGGCCGTCCCACGCATCCAGCCGATAGGCATGGCAGGCGAGGCAATAGCGGTTCCACGCCACGGTCATCGCTTGCGTCGGGGCCTCGCCCTTCGGGTGCGGCATGTGCGCCGGGCTTGCCACCCTCGCCTTCTCGACCATTTCGGAAAGCCGGTCGGGCGTGAACGTCTCCTCGAGGAACGTCCGCGCCAAGGTCGTCGCCTGATCGTGAAAGCCCTTGATCTCCTCGGACGTGAAGCCCGCATTGATCATGGCGCGGAAGGTGGTCGCGCCCTCGCGTATCGCCATGGCCATCTCGACGGCGCGGGGGTGCATCGTATCCGGATCGGCGATCTGGGGCGGCTCGGGCGGCATGCGGGCGGACAGATTGTCGGCCCCGCCGGCGGGCATGGCGGCAGCGGTCATCACTTGCTCCAATAGAGAAGGTAGAGAAGGAAGGCGCAGAACAGATGCGCCGGCACGCATGCGAGCGTGAGGTGGAAGAGGAAGAGGTAAAGCTCCCGCTTCCGGCGCCGGTATTCCCGGCGGTCTTCGTCGCTCAATTCCTCGGGGCGCAGGCCCCACGGATTGAAGGCGCGCTGGTCCGGCGTCGCCCCATAGGGTTCGCCGAAGGAGTGAACCGGAACGCGCGCACGGTCAGGCATCGTCGCCTCCGAACGCGCTGGCGCTGGCGGCGTCGATCCGCGCGACCAGGTCGCGCAGCGTCGTGAAAGAGCGGTTCCACGCCTCCCATTCCGGAGACGCATCCTCGACAATGGCGGGATTGGCGGCAAGCCATGCGTCGGCGGTCGAAACCGTGGCGCGCATCGCCTCGACCATTTCGGAGATGTCGGGGAAGTCGGCCTCGCCGTCGTCTTCCTGCGCGGCGTGGAAGGCATCCGCCACGGCCATCTCGGCGCGGTCGAGCGCGTCCTCGCGGCTGGCCGGGTCGGTGATGTTGCGGATGATGGTCCGCATGTCGTCGTCCGACAGGCGCTCGCGCCAGTCCGCCCAGTCCTCGCGGACGCCGGGCATCGTGTCGTAGCCGAGACCTTCGAGTTCCGCGATCAGTTCCTCGCGGGCGTTGCGGGGCGCGCCGTTCATACCGGCATCCCCGGCCCGAAGGCGGCGACGAGGACGAAGCACGTCGAGCCGACGAAGGCGGCCATCGCGAGAAGGCTGGCGAGGTCTTGGACGAAGCCGCCGCTATCGGGGCGGGCGCGGCGGGCGGCGGCTAGGCGCTCGCCCTCGAAGGTGCCGAGATCGGTCTTTGGGAACTGCATAAATGCCTCCATCGGTGAGGATGGAGGACAATGTTTCATAAGTCATGAAAATGTCAATGCCAGATTTTCATGTTTTATGAAATCTGCTATCGACGCCCTTTACCCTTTCAGGGTGCTTTCGGCGGGCTTTGGCATACTCGCGTCGGGACTTGGAGTTGATGGAGGGGCAGACGTGAGGGCGCGTGAAAGCCGTGAAGTGTTGGGTAGGCTGGCATGCCAAATAGTATCCATGCTGCCGGAGCATCCGCAGGACGCGGATATTACCTTGGAATTGGTGGATAAGATTCGGGCCTGTCTTTCAGGCGAAGAGGACGACCCGCCTAGCCGGCGTCGCGGTCAAGTTCTGACAATTGTTCCGCCCAGTGCCGAATCTTAGTAGCTAAACCCTCGGGGGTGCTGGAAAGATCGCCGCGCAACACATAGTCAAGCCCGACCATGGTGCTGCGATGCAGCTTCTCAAGCTGATCCATGCGCGGATACTGATCCCCACTCTCGTAGTTTGCTAACTGGCTCGGTTGCCAGTTCACGCGCCGGCAGAAGGCAGACGCATTGCTGCCGTCGAGTGCGTGTCGCAAAATGCGCAAGCGTGCGCCTACTGACGCCTTGGACATATCGTTCGGGATCATGGGAGATGTATCCCATAACGGTCGCCTAGAAAAAATTCATGGGACATGGGGCTTGCTAACTTTCATGTTTTATGAAAACTTGGCGGCATGGTTGAGCCGATCAAAGATCCGAAAGTGCTTGTGAACGAACTCGGCGGCGTGAGTCGCGCGGCCGAGATTCTGGGCGAGCGTTATCCCTCTACGGTTAGCAACTGGGTGCGCCTTGGCCGCTTCCCGGCGGGCAAATACATGCACCATGCGGCGGAGCTTGAAGCCCGCGGCATCTCCGCATCGCCCGAGATATGGTTCGGCTGCGCGCAGGAGGCCGCCGAATGATGGTTCCTCCCCACGACGTTGACCGCGTCGCACCTGCCGGCCCGGACGGCGGACCCTCAAGGTCCGGGCCGGTTTTTTCGGGGAGGCGCTGACATGATCGCTTACCAGCATACCCCATGGGGCAGGTTGCCGCTCGGCGGCAAGGACGGTCGCCAGACCGCGATCGAGGTCCATGTGCCGGACGTCGTCGCCGCGCTTCTGGCCATCGTCGCCACCCATGACCAGGTCGACCCCGAGAAATTCGCCGCCGAGGCCGTTGCGCGCGCCGTCAACGAGCGCGCCGAGGCCATCGGCATCGCAAGGCTGGCCCAGCCGGCCGTTTACGATCTTTGCGCGGGTAGAGCAGCGGTAGCTCGCCGGTCTCATAAGCCGGAGGTCGCCAGTTCGAATCTGGCCCCCGCAACCATCCACTCCCATACCCGTGAGAGCGAGAAGGGTCGGGGGGACGTGCCTTTGGGCGTCCTCCCGATGCCGCCCTCTCCCGAGAAGCCGCCGCCATGACCGATTGATGTAAAGCCGGGTTTTCATACCCGCACCTGACCATTTCACGCGCTGCCGATCACGGAAACAATTTTCGCAATTGTTTCCTTGACCGGCGGAGCTTTGCCCGGAGTTTCCCGCATGTCCGACGACGATTTCCGTCTGATCCCCCGCGCATCGACCGAAGCCGAGCGACGCCGCCTCAAGTCCGCCACCGAACAGGCGGTCAAGATGGCGGGCGGCGCGGACTTCGAGCCGCATACCCGCGTGAAGAAGGCGGCGCTGTCGAAATATGGCGGCATGGCCGAGCAGGACCATTTCATTCCGCTCGACGTCATCCTCGAACTGGACCGCCACAACGGCGCGCCCGTCATCACCGGCGTCCTCGCCCGCATGCAGGGCTTCGAGCTTCGCCCCATCGCCGCGCAGGAGGAAGACGAGCTTCAACTGGGCGACGCGCAGGCCATCGCCAAGGAAACCGGCGACGTCGTCAACCTCCTGCTCGGGCTGCTGACCAGCGGCAAGCGCCTCGACGCCGCCGACCGGCGCGACCTGATGCGCGAGGTCGCCGAGGCGAAGGCGACGCTTTACCGCCTCGCGGCCAAGGTCGGGGGCGGGGCATGATCACCATCGTCTATGGCCCGATGGGCTGCGGCAAGACCCGCAACGCCGAGCGCCTCGCCCGCCATTTCGGCGCGACCGAGATCGTCGACGGCTGGGACGGCCGCTCGAACCTGCCGCCGAACTGCCTTGCCCTCACGGTCGAGCCGCCGCCGCGCATCCGCGGCGCGCGCGTCATCCCGTTTCAGGACGCGATCGTCATGGTCGGCGCCGGGGGCACGGCATGAGCAACTTCTGGACGCCCGCCCGCGAGCAGGAACTCGCCGATCTCGTCGCCGGCGGCAAGTCCGCTGCCCAGATCGCGGCCGTCCTCGGCTGCTCGCGCAACGCGGTGATCGGCAAGGTGCTGCGCGGCAAGGGCCGCTTCGGCATGCTGGACGGCTGGGCCAGTCGCCGGGGCCGGGTCGAGGTTCGCCCGCGCACGCCGAAGCCGGTCGTCGACGCGCCCAGCCTCGCGCCCGCCGACCTGCCGCCCGCCGCGCCGTCGCTGCCTGCCCCCATCCCCGAACCGCCGGCGCATCCCATGCCCTTCTCGCAGGCGGTCGACGAAGACCGCTGCCTGTGGTTCGCGGGCGAGGCTTACGGGCCGAACGGGCCGGACATGCCCGTCTGCGGCGGCGAGCGCGCCGAGATTCCCGGCACGCGCTACTGCCTGCACCATCTGCGCCGGCAGGCGCAGGACAGGGTGGCGGCATGACGGGGCCGGCCACCTTCCTCGACGGGCGCGTGACGCTGCATGCGGGCGATTGCCTCAACGTGCTCGATCAGCTTGCGGAAGCGTCCGTCGACGCGGTGGTCACGGACCCGCCCTATCACTTCGACACCATCGTCCAGCGGTTCGGCAAGGAAGGCTCCGCCGAGGCGGGTTTCGGCTCGGACGGCATCTTCCGCCGCGCCTCGGCCGGCTTCATGGGCAAGTCGTGGGACGGCGGCGACATCGCCTTCGACCCGGCGACCTGGGCGCGCGTGCTGCGGGTCTTGAAGCCCGGCGGCATGCTCGCCGCCTTCTCGGCCCCGAAGTGCTATCACAAGATGGCCTTCGCCATAGAGCGGGCCGGCTTCGAGATGCGCGACCGGGTCGTCCATCTTTATGACCTCGCCGACCGCGAGGTCGCCTTCCTCGAAAGCCTGTCGCCAGCGCAGGCTGATGCGTTCGCCGCCATCATCGCCGCCGGCGATCCGCTGGGCGACCTGCTCTGGACCTTCGGCTCCGGCTTCCCGAAGGGGCTGGACGTGGCCAAGGCCATCGACAAGCACCTCGGCGCGCAGGGCGAGGTCGTGCCGACCGGCGCGGCCGTCAAGCGCATGATTCCGGGCGCCGACCAGAACTCGTCGGGAAGCTGGATCAAGGACAATGGCCGGGCCTACCAGCCCGGCGCCTATGTGCCGGCGACGGAAGATGCCGCGCGCTGGGACGGCTGGAACATCGCCCTCAAGCCCGCCTATGAGCCGATTGCGCTGGCCCGCAAGCCGCTCGCCGAAAAGAGCGTGGCGGCGCAGGTGCTCGCCACCGGCACCGGCGCGATCAACATCGACGCCGGTCGCATCCAGACGAATGACGATCTCGGCGGTGGCATCGGCGACGTCGCGCAGCCGACCGGCCGCTGGCCGGCGAACATCACCCACGACGGAAGCGACGTCGCCACCGCGGCCTTTCCGGAAGCCCCCGGCCAGCTGGCGCCCGTTCGCCCCGGCAGCGGCAACGGACGCAAGACCGCCGAGGTCTATGGCGCGTTCGCCACGAACAGCGACCACGATCCGCGCGGTGACGCCGGATCGGCGGCGCGCTTCTTCTACACGGCCAAGGCGAAGGCCGAGGACCGCCTCGGTTCCGGCCATCCCACCGTCAAGCCCATCGACCTCATGCGCTGGCTTTGCCGGATGCTCTGCCCGCCGGGCGGGACCATCCTCGACCCGTTTGCCGGAACCGGCACGACCGGCGAGGCGGCGGTCAAGGAGGGCTTCCTCTCGGTCCTGATCGAGCGCGAGGCCGAATATCAGGCCGACATCGCGCGGCGCATGGACATGGTCTTCGACAGCGCCGCCCGGCGGCGCGCGCACGCCCTCAAGGTCAAGACCGCCCGCGCAGGCGGCGAGCCGGATCCCGGCCCGCTATTCGGCACGCCCGGAGTAGCGGGGGGGGGGGCAGGCCGGAGCATTTACGGCCACTTCCGCGATCAGGACGGACGATCGGCCCGATCGGCCTCAAGCGATGAATGAGGCTGCGGAATGAACGACGCCACCGCCCTCCGCGCAGATGCCTTCGACCCGACGATGATCGATTTCGAGGTCTTCGCACTCTTTCTCGAAGCCCGGCGCATCCACCGCCGCAAGACCGTGGCCCGCGTCGCCCGCGAGGCGATGGTCGAGGTCGACGCGGTGAAGCGCGCCGCGCGCGGACGCAACCCCGGAGCCTTTGAGTTCTTCGCCCTCGCCGACTGGATCGGCGAGCAGCCGACCATCTTTCTCAAGAAGGAGGCCCTGCCAAATGCGTGACCTTGCCGCATACGACTATGTCGGCCTCGGGCGCATCCTGCGCCGCCGCCTGCACGATGACGGCCGCGGCTGGCGCACCTGCGCCGTCGAGATCGGCGTCACCTCGCCGGACCTGTCCCGCATCGCCAACGGCCAGCCGGTTTCCGCGCCGAAGGTGATCGCCGTCTGCGACTGGCTGGGGCTGCAGGTGCGCGACTTCTACACGCCGCCGGCGGGAGTGTTTCACGGGAATAGCACTGAAACAGCCGTGGCCGCCGGCCCGGAAAACGGGAGGGCACGGCCATGATGCGCGTATTCTGGGCGCAATATCAGATCGTCGTCGACGGCGAGCCGAAGGCGTTCGCCTTCGCTTTCGAGTGCGGCCTCGCCGGTGCGGACGAGATCGCCGCGGCGCTCGCCAAGGACGGGGTCGTCGGCGGCAACCGGCTCGACCTGGTCGCGGACGGCCGCGGCGGGTCGATGATCCGGGGCCGCAGCGGATGCGTGCTCGGGCTGACCGGCCTCGTCGCCATTCAGGCATATCGCCGGCAGGTATGGGAGCCGGAAGAATGATCGCTCCCTTCGGCCGTCCCGGCAGCGTCACCCCCGCCGCGATCGAGGCGCTTCCCGCCGCCATGCAGCGCGAGGGCATCCTCCTCCTTATGGAAATGGGCCTGTCGGCCGCCACCGTCGCGCGGGCTTTGGGGTGGCACCGCCGCGACGTTTCCGACGTGATCCGCCTCGCGCCGATCTTCCGCCACGAAAGCCAGACGGCGGCCGCGCGAGGTGAGGCATGACGCGGAAGATACTTGTCGCCGACCTTCTCTGCGGCGCCGGCGGATCATCGACCGGATGCGAGCGCGCCTTGGCCGAACTCGGCCTCAACATGGAACTCGTTTGCGTCAACCACTGGCCGACCGCGATCGAGACGCATCAGAAGAACCATCCCGAAGCCCGGCATTATGTGCAGGACATCGCCACGGTTCGCCCGCACCTGATCGTGCCGGAGGGCTATCTCGACCTTTTGATGGCGTCGCCGACATGCACGCATCATTCGGTCGCCCGCGGCGGTAAGCCGACCTCCGATCAACAGCGTTCCGATCCGTGGCACATCATCACATGGCTGACCGAGCTACGGGTCAAGCGCATCATCATCGAGAACGTCTGGGAATTCCTCTCGTGGGGGCCGGTCGACCGCCGCACGGGGAAGCCGGTGAAATCCCGCAAGGGCGAATACTTCCATGCGTGGATCGAGACGATCCGCCGCCTCGGCTTCGACCCGGAGTGGCGCAAGCTCAATGCGGCCGACTACGGCGACGCCACGACCCGCCAGCGATTCATTCTTATGGCCCGCTCCGATGGCCGCAAGGTGCATTGGCCCATGCCGACGCATCGCAAGCGCGACGAGGTGAACGGCGACCTGTTTTCCGAATCGAAACCGTGGCGTCCGGCCCGCGAGATCATCGACTGGAATATCCGGGGCAAGTCGATCTTCGGCCGCAAGAAGCCGCTCGCCCCCAAGACCCTCGCCCGCATCTATGCCGGTGCGGTGAAATTCGAATGGCCGGAGGTCTTCATCCTCCTGCTCGCCCGCGAGATCGAGCGATCCTTGCTCTACCATATCCGTTGGACCTTCTCGGTTCGCAACGCGCCGGCAAAGGTCGCAGCACGGCGGAAGCGGCGGGCATTGGCGCGCGATCTCATTGCGCGGCTGCGGCACTTCCGGGTCGAGCCGATGGGGTTCGCGCAGGGCGGCCGCTCGGCGGACCCCATGCTGATCACGCTGCGCCGCAACGGCGCCGGCTCCGATGTCGGCCGCCCGCTGCCGACCATCGCCGCCAATGGCACCCATATCGGGATCGCCGAGCCGATCGTGCTTTCGCAGCACAACAGCGGCGCAGCCCGCACGACCGGCGAGCCGCTGCCGACGATCACGACGGGCGGCGCGGCGACCGAAGAGCGTCCCGGCTGCGCGCGGCCGATGCTGATCGAGCCGTTCGTGCTTTCCGCCGCCCATGGCGTCGACGCCGCCGAGCGCAACCCCCACGACCGCAGGGTCAAGAGCGTCGACGAGCCGCTGGGCACGCTGCATGCCGGCGGCGGCAAGTTCGGCATCGTCGAGCCGTTCATTCTCAACCGCCACGGCGACGGATACGGCGAGACGCGCGCCCATTCGATCGCGGAGCCGGCCCCCACCGCGAACTGCGACGGCGGCGGATACCTGGTCGAGCCGTTCGTGCTGTCGCAGGCTTCGGGCGGCGCACCCCGCACGGTCAGCGATCCGATTCCCACCGCACCGACCGGCGGCGCGCACGCGCTTGTCACGGCCTATTACGGCGGGGCCTCGACGTGTTCCAGCGACGCGGACCCTCTCCCGACCGTGACGACAAAGGACAGGTTCGGCATCATCGTCCCCGTCACGCATGGCGGCGGCGAAGGCCGGGCGCTCGACGTGGACGTCGATGGCCTGCCGACGATCACCGGGGCGAACCGGGGCGAGCTTGCCTTCATCACCGCGCAATTCGGCGAGCGGGAAGGTCAGGCGCCGCGCACGCATAGCCTCGACCAGCCTTTGCCGGTCGGTCCCACCCTCGGCCAAGGCCACCTCGTCGAGCCGACGCCCCATTACGACATTCTCTTCCGGATGCTTGAGCCGCACGAGCTGGCGGCGGCGATGGGCTTCACGACCGAGGAAACCAGATACGAGTTCGCCGGCACGAAGACCGAGCAGATCAAGCAGATCGGCAACGCGGTCTCGGTGGCGAAGATGAAGGCATGCGTCGGCGCGATCATGGCCGACGCCGCACCGAAGACCCGGAAGCCTGCCGCGGCGGAATTTCGCGAGGCTGCGGAATGACGATCCGGATCCTCCAAGGCGATTGCTGCGAAGTCCTCAAGACCCTGCCGGATCATTCCGTGCATTGCGTCGTAACCTCTCCGCCCTATTACGGCCTGCGCGATTACGGCGTCGCAGGACAGATCGGCCTCGAAACATCCCCCGCGCTCTACGTGGACAGGCTGGTCGAGGTGTTCCGCGAGGTCTGGCGCGTGCTGCGCGATGACGGCACGCTCTGGCTCAATCTCGGCGACAGCTATGCCGGCAGCGGCCGCGGCGGGAACCCGGCCGATAGCCCTCACCAGAAACAGGCGACGAACCGCGGCTCGCGGGCGTTCTTCCACGACAATATGGTCGACAACGGCGTGATCGGCCGCAAATGGGTGAAGCCGCCGGCCGGATACAAGCAGAAAGACTTGATCGGCATCCCGTGGATGACCGCCTTCGCCCTTCGCGCCGATGGCTGGTATCTCCGATCCGACATCATCTGGCACAAGCCGAATCCGATGCCGGAGAGCGTGACCGACAGGCCGACGTCGGCGCACGAGCACGTCTTCCTGCTCTCGAAGACCCGAAGCTATTACTACGACGCGGACGCGATCCGCGAGGCCGAGGAAGTTCCGGATTGGGACGATGGCTCGCGGGTATTCGGCGGCGTCAACAAGCACGGCGCCAATGCCCAGCATGGCCGCACGACCGGGCGGCGCGCCGTGGCGAGGAAGCGCGGCCTGCCGCCCCGGCACGCGCAATATGAAAGCAGCGATCAGAGTGGCCTCGACCAGGTCGGCCGCGGCGGCGGACGCAATGCCCGCAATGTGTGGACGGTGGCGACGCAACCCTTCCCCGAAGCGCACTTCGCGACCTTCCCGCCCCGCCTGATCGAGCCTTGCATCAAGGCAGGCTCGCCGCTCGGCGGCACCGTCCTCGATCCGTTCGGCGGCGCTGGAACGACCGCGCTGGTCGCAGACCGGCTCCAGCGCAGCGCCATCCTGATCGAACTCAACCCCGAATATGTCGACATGGCGCGGGGCCGCATCGTTCGCGACGCGCCGCTTCTGGTGAAGGAGGCCGCCGAATGATTCGCCGGGAAGTGACGATAGGAGACTGTCGCCTCCTGCTCGGCGACTGCCGGGAGATTCTGCCGCTGATAGCGGGGGGGGGGGGCATGGCCGTTGTAACTGATCCTCCCTATGGCCTCGGCCGGAAAATGCAGGGCGGGACGTGGGGCGCGAAAGACGGCTTCAAGGAAATGCTCGAATGGGACGCCGAGCCGCCGGCGGCCGAGCTCGTGCGCGATGTCGTCGCTGCCGGTGACACGTCAATCTTGTGGGGCGGGCAGTATTTCGATCTGCCGCCCGCGCGGTGCTGGCTGATCTGGAACAAGACGAACGCCGTCCCCACCATGGCCGATTTCGAAATGGCGTGGACGAACCTCGACCGTCCGGCGAAGCGGTTCAACGCCCCGGTCGGGCGCGTGGAGTTTGGTCATCCGACGCAAAAACCGCTCCCGTTGATGATGTGGACGCTCGGCTTTGTGCCGGAGGGTCTGGCCGTTCTGGACCCCTTCATGGGGTCGGGAACGACGGGGGTCGCATGCGTGAAGCTCGGTCGCCGCTTCGTCGGCATCGAGATTGACGAACGCTATTTCGAGACCGCCGTGGAGCGCGTCCGGAAAGCCTACGAGCAGCCGGACTTGTTCGTGCCGCGTTCGGCGGCCGCGCATCAGGAGACGCTCCTATGACTCGCACCATCATCCCTCCGCGCTTCACCGCAGACGATGCCGACCGCGCCTATGAAGAATGGGGCGCGAATTGCGGGCCGGGCGCCATCGCCGCGATCTGCGGAATGACGCTCGACGAGCTTCGCCCGCACATGGGCGACTTCGAGAGCAAGCACTACACGAACCCGACCCTCATGTGGTCGGTGCTTCGGAGCATCGGCGCGCGCTGGACCGTCCGCCGCTCCGGCACATGGCCCGATTACGGCCTTTGCCGCGTGCAATGGGAGGGGCCGTGGACGAAGCCCGGCGTCCCGCCGCGTGCCGCCTATCGCTTCACGCACTGGGTCGGCGCCGCGCGCCGCCGCGACGGCGCGATCGGCATCTTCGACATCAACGCCATCGGCAACGGCTCCGGCTGGGCCTCTCTGGCCGATTGGGAGCGGATCCTCGTTCCCTATATCCTTGAAAATTGCGTCCCGCGCGCCGATGGCGGCTGGCACCTGACGCATGTCGTCGAGATCGAGCGGGGTGCGCCATGACCACGCCGGTCGAGGAATTCATTGAAGAGGCCCGCGCCGTAACGATCGAGGAAGCGGCCGAGCGGCTGGGCCTGAAGTTCACCGGCCGGCGGCACGAGCACCCGCAGCCCTGCCCGGTCTGCAGCGGGCGCGACACGTTTTCCTTCAATACGGAAAAGAACAAGTGGAACTGCCGGCATGGCGGCGTCGGCGGGCAGGATGCGATCGGCATGGCCGCCCATGTCCTCGAACTCGACGTCCGCCGGCGCGCCGGCTTCCTCGAGGCGTGCTCGGCCGTGACCGGACGGGAGATACCTGCCGGCGGCGAGCGTGAAACCGACGAGGAACGCGCGGCCCGCCATGCCAGGCTCGAAGAACTGCGCCTGCGGCATTATCAGGAGATGGCCGAGCGCGAGGCCGGCCAGAACGCCTTCCGCGACCGCGAGCGTCAGAAGGCGCAGGGCATCGTGCAGCACGCCGGCGCGTTGCGGTCGTCGGCCTTGTGCGAGGGCCGGTTCTACCTTCAGCGCCGCGGCTGCGGGGTTCCCGATGGCGACTGGCTGCGCGTGGCCGCCGACCTGCCCTACTGGCACGGCACCGACGATCGGGGCCAGCCGCTCGAAATCTATTCCGGCCCGGCCATGGTCGCCCCGTTCATCGACCCCGCCGGCGCGGTGATCGGTTGCCATATCACATGGATCGACCTCAAGGCCGCGCCGAAGTTCCGGCCCGTCTTGTTCGGCCTGACACGGAAGGGCGTCGAGGCCGGACGGCCGCCATGGCGCGCCGGCGACCGATGGCCGTCGCGCCAGGACATCGACGCCGAACTCTACGAGGCGCTCGCCACGAAGAAGATGCGCGGCACGAAGAAGGGCGGCGTGATACCGCTCGCCGGCACGCCCTCCGCCCGCCGCTGGCTCGGCGCGGAAGGGATCGAGAACACCCTCGCCTTCGGGCGGTGGGAGGAATTTCGCCCCGACACCTTCTATTTCGCCGCCGGCGACCTCGGCAACATGGCCGGGCCGGCCGACCCTTCGTCGCGGCGAGCGCACCCTACCCTGCGCAAGAAGGACAAGAACGGCCGCGAGCGGGCCGTCATGGTGCCGGGGCCGGTCCCCTTGTTCCGCGATGGCGGCGAGCCGGACGCGATGGTCGTCCCCGACCATGTCGACGAGCTTGTCCTGCTCGGCGACGGCGATTCCGAGCCGGTGATGACGGCCTCGGCGATGGTCCGCGCCAAGACTCGTCACGCACGGCCGGGGCGGCTCGTGCCCATCATCATGCCGCGCCGCGGCACCGATTTCGCCGCCATGCTGGCCGGCCATCCATCTGCATTTTCTTATGACGACGAGGTGAAAGCGTGAGCGAGGGGGGAAAGCACAATCCGGCATGGGATGAAGTCGACGCCATCGTCGCCGCCGCCTACCGCAGCGCGAACAATGGCGGGCGGCCGCTCGTCTCGGCCGCTTCCGCACCGCCGCCGGCGGAAGAGCCGGATCCCCAGACCATGCTTTCGGACTGTGCCTTCGAGCCGGAAACCGACATCGGCAACGGCAGGCGCTTCCTGATCCGCTACGGCCGCCGCGTGGTGCATGTCGCCCGGATCGGCTGGCATGGCTTCGACGGCGCGCGGTGGAAGGAAGACGAGGACGGGTCCGTCGTGCGCCCGCTGGCGCAGAAGACGGCCGAGATGATCTCGGAAGAAGCCGCGCTGCTCACCGCGACCGAGGAAGAGGAAAAGCTGATGCAGGCCGGTCGCGACGCCCGCATCGAGCGCAAGAAGATGGGCATCCCGAAGAAGGACTGGGACGCCGAGAAGCTCGGCATCTACATGCAGCTTGAGGAAACCATTGAGGAAGGCGAGGAGGCGAAGAAGAAGGTCAACGGCCGCAAGTCGGCCCGGCATCGCCATGCCAAGAGTTCGGCCGGGTCGTCGAAGATCGACAACATGATGAAGGAGGCCCTGCCGCATGTGGCGATGATGGTGGGCGACCTCAACCGCGATCTCTTCGCTGTCAACTGCGCCTCGGGCACGATCCGCTTCGTCCGCGAGGAAAACGACGAATCCGACCCGGCCGACCCGACCTATGTCTGGCGCGCCCGGATCGACCCGCACAACCCTGCCGACTACATCTCGAAGCTGGTCGGCTATGCCTTCGACGAGCATGCCTGGTCGCCCACCTTCGAGACCTTTCTCAAGCGCGTGCAGCCCGACCCCGACATTCGCGCCTTCCTGCAACGGTTCGCGGGCTACTGCCTGCTCGGCCTCACGGTCGAGCAATGCCTCGTCTTCTTCTATGGCGCGGGCCGCAACGGCAAATCGACCTTCGTCGACCTGCTTTGCGAAATCCTCGGCGACTATGCCGTCACACTCTCGATCGACAGCTTCGCCGGCGAAACCCGCCGCGGCGGCAGCGAGGCCACCCCCGACCTTGCCCGGCTTCCCGGCGCCCGCCTTGTCGCGGCCAGCGAGCCGGAGATGGGCGTGAAACTCAAGGACGCGCTGATCAAGACCCTGACCGGCGGCGAAAAGATCGCGGTGCGCAGGCTGCATCAGGACTTCTTCGAGGTGCTGCCCCAGTTCAAGATCATGCTGTCGGGCAACCACAAGCCGAGGATCGACGACACGTCGGACGGCATCTGGCGGCGTGTCTATCTCGTGCCGTGGGAGGTGCAGATCCCGGTCGAGGAAGTCGACCGCGAACTTCCCACCAAGTTGCGGGCCGAGGCCGAGGGCGTCCTCGCGTGGATGATCGCCGGCGCGCTGGACTATCTGAATTTCGGCCTGCGCCCGCCCGAGAAGGTGCTGGCCGCCACCCGCGAATATCGCGAGGAAAGCGACCCCATCGGCGCGTTCGTGCGCAATGCCTGCATCGTCACCGGGCGCGAGGAGGACGTGTCCTCGCCGGGCGACCTGCATATCGGCTATTCGAACTGGGCGTCGCGGGAGGGCGCCCCGGAGTTCAAGGCGTCCACCTTCGCCCGGAAGTTCCCCGACTACACGCGCCTGTCATGGGCGGGGCCTGACGGCCAGATGCGCACCTTCTGGAAATCGAAGAGCGGCACGACGGTCTATCGCGGCATCCATGTCCGCGACGAGTTCGTGACGCCCCCCGGCCGCGACCCCGGCCCGTCGCCCGAGGATTACGGCCATGACGGCTAAACCCTTGTCCCCCTTTCTGGCCGAGGCCGTGCCTTGGCCTTCCGTCCTTATCGTCGCAACGCGCGGGGCGATTTCTGGGCTGCGAGGGACGATAGGCGAAAGGATGGGGCGCAAGGGTCGGCAAAAAGGGTGTGGGAAAACAGGAGGTTAGGACGCTAGGGACGCTAGGGCAGATAAATCGGAAGTTGCCCGTGCGCGCGCGTGAATAGAAAGAGGCATCCCCGATAAAGAAGGGGATTTCGTTTCCATATAAGCGCGAGATTTATCGTCCCTAGCGTCCCTATCTCCCCTGACTTCTGATTTTTGTTTGTGTTTTCAAATAGTTATCAAGAAAGCCCTTTGGGGCGGAAGATTGGAATTTGGGGCGGAAGCCCTGAAATTGGGACGATAGGGGTTTTCGACATGAAAACGATGGCGATTGAGGAAATGCTGGCATGGGCCTTCGTGCATGAACTACCGAAAGGCGGCGGCGTGGACGGGCTGGACAACGTGAATTCAGCATGGCGCATGCTGCAGGCGTCGTCATGGGGCAAGATCACGAACTGGGCCGAACTGATGACGACGATCGACGCGCCCGGCCGCGATCACGACAATTTCCTGCTCGAACAGGGCGCGCCCCACGACGACGCCCTCGTCATCGGCGAGGAAGTGGCCGACCTCGCCCATTGCGAGATCGTCATTCCGACCGGATGGGATCCGTTGCCCGACTGGCCGCAGCATGACGACCGCATGCCGGGCTTGACCGCGCAGGCTGTCGAGCGGGCGGTCGAGCGGTTCACGCTTCGCCCGCGCATCCGCCGGGCCGCGCATCTTGTCAGCCTCGTGATCGGCAGCGCCGTGCTCGGCCGCGAGCCGGGCTGGGCGGCGCCGGTCCCGGCGATCAGGATGGTCGAGCGCGCCGGCCGGCCCGCATGGTTCATGGCCAAGCAGGTGCGCGACGTCTTCGGCCGCGCCAACGCGATCGAGGTCGACGGATTCAACCGCAAGGCCGGCAGGCCGTTCCGGGGCGCATATCGCAAATATGAGTTTTCCGACGACCCGGTCGCCGACATCATGGGCAGGCTCGACCGCGAACTATGGGCCGTGGCGCTGCGGCGCGTTCACGACCGCGTCGCGAATCGGCTTGTCTCGCATCGGCTGTCGGATTCGGACATCGTCGCCCGTCCGTGGGGCGAACGCGGCCCGCGCGTGCAACTGATTGCGGGGCCTGGCGATGGGGCGAAAAGAACCGCTTGACGTGCGGCAGAAGTTTGACCTATACCTTGTCACGGATAAAAAGGTTCGAAGCCCCGCGCGGAAACGCTGCGGGGCTTTCGCGTTTCCGGAGGCACCCATGCTCGTGACGAAATGGGCCGATGTCTCCGGCATCCAGCGTTTCGGCAAGATGCTGTCCACGCTCGCCGAGGGCGAGGTGCGCAAGATCGGCAACCGGGCCGTCAACCGCACGGGCGATATGGCCCGAACGCAGGTGCGCCGGGTGCTGCCGAAGCAAACGGGCCTGCCCCGCACCACGATCATCAAGGCCGTGCGCGTGACGCGCTCGTCCCCCCAGACCCTCGCCTACACCATGTCGGCGCGGGGTGGCGACGTGGCGCTCAAGTTCTTCAAGGCGCGTGAAACCCGCGCCGGGGTATCGGCTGCACCATTCGGAAAGCGGAAGGTGTTCGCCGGCACGTTCATCAAGGGCGGACGCTTCCCGAACCGCTCGGGCATCGTGTTCCATGGCCATGTCGTGCGACGGGTCGGGGCGTCGCGGTTTCCGATCAAGGTCGAGCAGTCGGGCGTCGTCATCCCCGCCGAGATGGTGAGCGGGGCGACCCTCGACGCCTTCGACCGGACGGTTCGCGAGGTGCTGCCCCGCCGGGTCGACCACGAGCTCGGGCGGCTGATGCGGCGCTGACCGCCCCCCCCTGTTAGGGACCGTATCCCAGCAGCATCGCCCACGGGCGGAGTTGCGCCCGAACCTTCGCCAGTCTGACACGGTTTTAGGAGCCTAAATTCGTTCCTAAAGAGGAGCCTAAAGAGCACTAAAATGCAGGTTCTCTCAAAGGGCGACTTCGCGCGTGAAGTTGGCGTCTCGCCCGGCCGCGTGAGCCAGTGGATCGCCGAAGGCAAGATCGGCCCCGACGCCTTGGACGGCGAGGGGCGCTCCGCGAAGATCATCGTCGATCGCGCGCTTGAGCAGATCAAGGCTCGCCGCGATGTCGGCCAGAGCCTCGGCAACGGAATCGGCACGCGCGTCTTCGGCGCCGCCGGCGCGGCGACCGATCAGCCGACAAGCACCGCGCCGCCGCTGCGCACGGACGACGTCGCCTACCAGATCCAGCTTGAGCGGCTGAAGAGCGAGCGCCGGAAGAACGAACGCGACGCCGTCGAAGAGGCGACCCGGCGCGGGAAACTGGTCCCCGCCGACGACGTTCGCGCGCAGATGGCGCGCCTCGCGCGGCAGGTGGACGAGGTGAACGCGGCCATGCTGGTCGACTTCGCCTCCGCCATCGCCGGAAAGTTCAGCCTCCCCCAGCGAGACGTGCTGCATCTGTTGCGGGAGGTGCGAAACGAGAAGAAGGGCGTGGCCGCCCAGGTTGCCAAAGAGCAGTCCGAGGACGTGCCGGCCACCGTGGAATATGTGATCGAGGAAGGCGGCGAAGCATGACCTCCATGACGGTCGTCGTCGCGAACGCCGAGCGCATCGCGAACGACGTGCTGGTCGAGGTTCTGACGCCCCCGCCGCCGGTCAACTATCTCGCATGGGCAGAGCGCAACATCGTCTTTTCGGAGCGCGAAAGCCCGCTACCGGGTCCGTATAACCGCGATCTGTTTTTCTACTTCGACGAAATCCTGCGGGCGCTGTCTCCGAGCGACCCTTGCAGGACCGTCACGCTGGCGAAGTCGGCGCAGCTTGGCGGCACCGTCCTCGCCAATATCTTCTGCGGCGGGTCCATGGACATGGACCCCGGTGACTTTCTTTACGTTCATCCGACCGACTCGAACGCGCAGCGTTGGTCGAAGATGAAACTGGCGCCGATGCTGAAAGGCACGACGGCGCTCGCTCGTCTCTTCCCGATGCGCTCGCGCGACGGTCTGGATAGCGTTCTCTACAAGGAACGGGTCGACGGCCGCGGCGCGATCCAGATCTCGGGGGCCAATTCACCGGCCTCCCTGTCGCAAGTCACCATGCGCAGGCAGGTGCAGGACGACCTTGCGAAATGGGAGATGAACGCCGCCGGCGACCCGGAGACGCAGGCCGACAGCCGATCCCGCGCGCACGAGTTCGCGAAGGTCTTCAAAATCTCGACGCCGCTCGTCGAGCCGGGGTGCAGGATCACCCGGAACTTTGAGGACGGAAGTCAGGAACGTCTTTTCCTGCCATGCCCGCACTGTGGCGAAATGCAGACGCTGGAATGGGAGAATTTCCAGCAGTCGATCGACGAAAAGCATCCGGAGCGCGCGCATTTCACATGCGTCGCGGATGGGTGCGGCGGCGTTATCGAAGAGTTTCATCGGCCGCAGATGTTCCGCGAGGCCAAGCGGCGGGAAGCGGAAGGCGAGGAAGTCTGGCGCGCCGGCAACCCGGCGGCGAAGCGGGTCCATCGTTCCTTTCATCTGTGGTCGGCGTATTCGCTCCTGCAAAGTTTCGAGCGGATCGCCCGCGAATGGTTGAGCGCCAAGGGCGACCCGGCGTCCGAGCAGACGTTCTTCAACGACACGGTCGGTCGCGCCTACCGGACACTCGGCGAGGCGCCGGGATGGGAAAGCCTGCGGGACAGGGGCGCCTTGTCCTTCTATTCGCGGGGTTCGATTCCGGTCGGCTATCCGCTGCTTACGATCGGCATCGACTGTCAGAAGGATCGCGTCGAGGCGCAGATCGTGGCGTGGGGCCGCGACTTCCGTCGCGCCGTCATCGAATATGTGGTCTTCCCCGGCCATATCAGCGAGGACGGTTGCCGCGTCATGCTCGACGGATTGATGGCGCAGACGTGGCGCAACGCGCATGCTCGCCCGATTCAGGCCGACATGGTTGCGATCGACGGCAACGCATGGACCGAGGACGTCTGGGGCTGGGTGAAGAAGCACCCCACGTCCCGGCTGATCATGGTCCGCGGCGTGCCGTCCGAGTCGGCCCCGTTGATCGCAGCGGTGAAGAAGGAGCGGAACACCAAGACCGGCAAGGTCAAGCGGTATTCCCGCAGGTTCTTCAACTTCGCGACGTCGGTCCTGAAAATGGGCCTCTATCGCAATCTCGCGAAGGACGATCCTTTGCAGCGCGGCTTCGTGGCCCTGCCGCGCGGCCTCGAGGATGAGTTCTATCGCCAGCTTACGGCCGAAAGCCGCAAGGCCGTGCGCACGAAGTCCGGCTTCGTCAAATACGAATGGGTGAAGGATCCGGCGCAGGCGAACGAGGGCCTCGATACGCATCTTCAGGCCGAGGCGGCCGCCATCAAGTTCGGCATCCGGTCGATGCCCGACCAGGTATGGGACCGCTACGACGCCGAGCGGGAGTGTCCGCCCGAGGCCGTGCAGGGCGACATAGAGGATCTGCTCACGCGGATCGTCCCCGCCAATGAAGCCCCGCCACCGGCGGACGACGAAGAAGAGAAACGACGCCAGCGGCGGCAGAGGTGGATGAACCGTAAATGACCGAGAAGCCGAGGGTCCGAGTGAAGGCCGGCAGCGCCGTGCGCTCGTCGCCGGCGCCGCGCAGCGGATACCTGCGCGACACGCGGTCGGCCATCCTCTCGTCGCGCCCGGCGGTCCTGCGGGAGCACCGGGACGACGTCCGGGCGGTATGGCGACGCACCGCCGCCCTCGCGCTCGATCTGATCCAGAATTCCGGCCAGCTTCGCGGCGCGGCGGACCAGGTGATCGCCGACACGGTCGGCGTCGAGCTGGTCCTCAACCCGCAGCCCGATCTTCGCGATCTCGGCTATAGCGAGGCCGAAACCGCGGTGCTGGTCAAAACGATCAAGCAGCGGTGGAAGCGATACTTCTGGGAGCCGCGCGAGTGCGACTTCCGGGGCAAGTTCTCCGGCCCGCAGCAAATCGACATCATGTTGCGCTGGGATATGGCCTATGGCGAAGGTCTCGGCCTGATCGAATACATGCCCCGCGCGCAACGCCGGCAATATGGAATCACGAGCGGAACCAAGCTCTGCCTCGTCAATCCCACTAAGCTCGTGCAGGACACGAACGAGATGGAGGGGCTTTTTCAGGGCGTCGTCCACGATCCGAACGGGCGGCCCATCGCCTACCGGATTCAGGAGAAGGAAACGGGAATCATCGTGAAGCGCGATCATCGTGCTTACGACAGGGACGGGCGGCAGCGCGTCGTTCATGTCTTCGACCCGATGGACGCCGGCGACGTCCGTGGCATCAGCCGCCTCGCTGCGGCTTTCCGCCAGCATATTCTTCGCGAAACCTTGGTCGACACGACGATCCAGACCGCGATCTTGCAGACCGTGTTCGCGGCGGCGCTGACCAGCGCCTCCCCATCGGCCGACGCCTTCGAGGCGATCGAGGCGATTGAGGACAAGGAGTTCAAGGACAGCTATCGCGATTTCTTCATGGCCGCGCTCGACCGCGCTGCCGAGGGCGAGATTTCGATCAGCGGCAATCCGCGAGTATCTCACCTTGCCCCCGGCGAGAAGCTGGAACTGCTTTCGACGCGGACGCCCAGCCCGGAGTTCCTGTCGGTCAACAGGGAATTGTCGCGCGACATCGCGCGAGCGATCGGCATCTCGTTCGGTGGCCTGACGATGAACCACGAGAACGCGACCTATTCGTCGGTGCGCATGGAGAATTCGTCGATCTGGCCGGTCGTCGTGCGCCGCCGCGAGCGCATCGCCGCGCCGCCTTGCCAGTCTCTCTATGAAAACTGGCTGGATGAGGAAGTCGGGGAAAACAGGATCGAGGTGAAGGGCGGATACGAGGTATTCGCCGCGAACCGGGAACGCTTCGCGTGGGCGCTTTGGCAGGGTCCGGCGAAGCCGTCCGCCGATGATGGAAAGAGCGCGAAGGCGTCGAGCGAGCGCATCTTCAACGGCACCTCGACGCTCGCCGACGAGTGCGCCGAGCTCGGGAAGGATCCGGACGAAGTCTTCGAGCAGCGGCAGCGCGAGCACGATCGCTATGTCGCCGCCGGCATGCCTTCGCCCTTCGTTCGCAACCCGGCCTCGAACAAGGACGGGGATCGGGAAGAAGACGAAACCCGGAAGAAAGAGAGGGCATGATGACGACGGTGCTGATCAATGGCGTTTCCGTCGACATCAACAATCCGTGCGAGGTCGCCTCGGAACTCAAGAAGGCCGAACTGATCATCGCGACCGGCGGCGGCGTGGCCATGACGCGCTTCGGCGAGGATGAGGTCCGATGGAGCGCGGCCAATGCCGCCCGGCTGCGGGAGCTTATCGAACGGTACGAAAACGAGTGCGCCGCCTCGCAGGGCCGGCGCCGGCGCTATGCCAAGAGCATGCGCTTTGTTTGAGAGGGCATCCCATGCCAGCCTTTGACCGCATCTGCTCGATCTTGTTCGAGCAGCCGCACCTTTACCATCCGAGGAAGGCCGAGACGGTCATTCGGATGCTCGGCCCGCGCCTGACCGGTTTTCCGGTCAGTGTCGTCAACGGCGAAGGCCCGGTCGATCATGTCGCCTTTTCGGCCGGGCGCCCATCTGCCGGCGTGCTCGGGGACCGGCTGGGGCGAGCCTATGATCGCGCCGGCGTCCGGCCCTTCGACATGATCGGCCGCGTCGCGGTGATTCCGATCGAGGGGACGCTCGTCCACAAGGGCGCATGGGTGGGGGCTTCGTCGGGTGAGACGTCCTATCAGGGCCTGCAGGTGCAGATCGCCCGCGCCGCCCGCGACGAGGACGTCGGCGGCGTGGTGTTCGAAATCGACTCCTTCGGGGGAATGGTCAACGGCGCTTTCGAGACAGCGGCCGCCATCCGGAAACTGTCAGCCGCCAAGCCGACGATCGCGATTCTGACTGACTACGCCTATTCGGCCGGATACCTGCTCGCCAGCCAGGCGCGCCAGATATTCATGCCGGACTTCGGCGGCGCAGGTTCCATCGGCGTCGTGATGATGCACGCCGATTTCAGCGGCAACCTCGAACAGGACGGCATCAAGGTCACGCTGATCCATGCCGGTCGTCACAAGGTGGACGGAAGCCCGTTCCTGCCGCTTCCGCCCGAAACGCGGGCGCGCTGGCAGGCGCAGGTCGAAGCGATGCGCGACAGCTTCGCCGCCGCAGTTGCACAAGGCCGGGGCCGTCGCACGACGAAGGCCGCCGCGCTGGCGACGGAAGCCGATGCTTTCGACGCGCAGGACTCGCTTCGGCTCGGCCTCGTCGATGCCGTTGGGAACGGACAGGAGGCGTTCGCCGCCTTCGTGAAGGAAGTCAACCGAAAGGGCTGAAACCATGGCCAAGAGCATTTTGGCCGCCGTCCACGATGCGATGCTCGGGGACGCGGTCGAACCTGTGCCCGAAGGGGCAAAACCCGGCGCCCCGGCGTCAGACGCTAACCAGAAGGAAAGTGCTATGTCGAAAGACGATGCGCCCGCCGGCGGCGACAAGAAGCCCGGCATCTCGCAGGCCGAGCACGACGCTGCCGTCACCGCAGCGTCGGAGACCGGCAAGGCGGAGGGAGCGAAGGCGGAAAGCGATCGCCTCGCCGCGGCCCTCGGTGCGGACGGCGTGAAGGGCGACGGCGGACGCATGGCTGCAGCCCTCGACCTTGCGATCAAGTCGCCGGGCATGTCGGGCGCCGACGTCGCTGCCTTCGTGGTGGCGAACGTGTCGCCGACGAAGGCCGCCGACGCCGCCGCCTCCTACGAACAGCAGCGCCTCGCCGCCGCCGGGCCGGCGGCCCCTTCGGCTTCCGCCAAGAAGGCAACCATCGACACGTCCGCGATCTACGCCTCGCGGCGCAAGCAGAATCAGGAGGGCTGATCAATGCTCGGCATCAAGACAGAAGGCCCGCGCAATCTTGCTTTCGTGCTGTCCGAAGGCAACGGCAAGATTTCGCGCGACGTCGTCACCATCGCCTCGGGGGCCGGCAAGCTGGAACCCGGCACCCTGCTCGGCGTCATCACCGCCAGCAAGAAATACACTTTCTCGCCGAACGCCGAGGTCTCCGGCATCGAAGGCGCGGAGGTGGCCAAGGCCATTCTCGCCTACGGCGTCGACGCCACGTCGGCGGACGTCGAGGCCGTGGTCATCAGCCGGCAGGCGGAAGTGAAGGAGCCGATGCTCATCTTCCATTCGTCGGTCGACAACGACAACAAGCGCACGGCGAAGCTCGGTCAGCTTGCCGCTGTCTCGATCATCGCTCGATAGGAGGGCCTCATGTCCGGAATGGTAGATATTTGGGATGGTGAGGGCTTCACCATCGAATCGCTCACGGCTGCGATCAACAGCGAGCCGTATCGGCCGGGGCAGATTTCCGCCACCGGCCTTTTCGAAGAGGACGGCGTGAGCACCACGCGCATCTCGATCGAAATGCGCGACGGGAAACTCTCCCTCGTGGAGCCGACCGCGCGCGGCGCATCCGGCGAGACGACGGACGACGAAAACCGCACCCGCATCCCCTTCGACATCGACCACTACCAGCGCGACGATTCCGTGCTGGCCGACGAGGTGCAGAACGTGCGGGCGTTCGGCACGACCGACACCCTCGAAACGATTCAGAGCCGCGTCGAGCGCAAGGGCATGCGCCATGCGCAGGATCTGACCATGACGCTGGAGCATCAGCGTATCGGCGCGATCAAGGGGAACGTGACCTCGAAGAGCGGCAAGGTGCTGCATAACCTCTATAGCCGCTTCGGCCTTTCGGTCCCGGCCGCCGTCTCCCTCGAACTCGATGTCGACTCCACCATCGTCGCCAATGTCTTCCAAGACGTGATCTACTCGATCGAGGATGATCTGGACGAAACTTACGACGGCCTTCACGTTTTCACCGGCCGCGCCTTCCACAAGGCGCTCTGGACGCACAAGTCGGTCAGGGACACCTTCCTCTATCACGGCGGCGCGTCGGTGCTGCGGCAGGACGTGCCCGACACCTTCGAATTCGCGGGCGCGACGTGGGAGCGTTATCGCACCGGGGCGAAGGCAACGGCAGACCTTGGCTCGCCGTATATCGCGAACGATGAGGCTCGCGTGGTGGTCAAGGGCGTTCCCGATCTCTTTATCACCAGGTTCGCACCGGCCGACTACGAGGAAACCGTCAACACGATCGGCCTGCCGTTCTATATGCGGCAATACAAGAAGCCGAACGGCAAGGGCCGCGAGATCGAGGTGCAGATGAACGCCATCTCGCTCTGCACGAAGCCGAAGGTGCTGCGCCGCCTGACACTCACCTGATCCGTCCCGGAAACGACAAGGGCGGTCCCTCGCTGGGGCCGCCTTTCGTTTTCCGCAAATCCTCGGGTCGAGGGTTTTCGCGAAACGAAAGGAGATTCCACCATGTCCAAGGAAACCATGTGGATCGCGTTCCCGAACGGCGGTATCCTGCCCGCCGCCATCACGGGCAGCAAGGATAAGGAGGTGCCCGCCCACGAGCCGGTGTCCGTCCCCGCCGATTACGGGAAGCACCTCGTCCACGATCGTTTTGCCTACGAGGCGAAGCCGAAGGGCAAGGCGGCCAAGGCTTCGGGCGGCGATTCCGCCGAGGCGCGGCAGCGGCTCGAAGCGACCCTCGCCGGCCTGCGCAAGAAGGTCGAGGAAGCGCAGGACGTTGCGGAGAAGGCCAAACTCGCCGAGCAGGTCGCTGCCGTCGAGAAGAAGATTGCCGACCTGGCTGCGGGCGCCTGATCCGATGCTGGCCGCCCGTCATCACCAGCTTCGCGACCGCACGCTCGCCATAGTCGACCGCTTTCGCGCGGAGCCGGTGAGGCTGTCCTTCTTCAATGATGGTGCGATCGACCCGGATCGGCCGCCGCGCGACATTGAGGCCATTCTTCGAGTCGACGCGGGCAAGGATACGATGGTTTCCGGTGGCATCGATCGCGACTGGCGCAGCCGTGTCGCCGCGCAGCCCTCGGAACTGCACATCGACCGTGCGAAGTATCCGGACCTCGCTTTTAGGAAGGGCGACAAGGTCAAGGCGCTGGCACGGCCCGGTCAGCCTTGGTTCGAGGTGCTGTCGGTCGACGATCGGGGCCAGCCGCGCCTTGTTCTGAAACTGGGTGAGCTCTGATGCTCGGCCGCATCGCCCTCCGCATCGCCACGGTCGAGGCCCTGAAGGGCAAGACGCTGGTCGACAAGAATGTGCTCGACAGTGAGATCGGCGCGCTCGACGTCGCGGCGGACGGGAGCCTCCGCTCCGATCAGGAAAAGCCGTGGATCGCCGTCTATACCGACGCGGCGAAGGTCGAGGAGCGTCTCGATCTGCGCGCGCTCCATCGCTCCGGCGCGACCGCCCTCACGATCGAGGTCGGCATAACTGGGGCGATGACGGTGACGGATCCCGAGACGGGCGCATGTGAGGTGCTGCCGGGCCTGTGCGCGACCGACCGCGCGCTGGAATTTTATCTCGATTGTGTCGGCAGGCAGATCGTGACCGCCCTGTCCGATCCGCTCAACCCTTGGTCGGAGATATGGCGCGATCTGTCCTCGGGCATCGTGAAGATCGAGCGGAAGCGGACGTCGGACGAAACGAGCGGAACCCGCATTGCGGCGCATCAGCTTGTCGTCACGGTCGACCTCCTGCCGGACCCGGTCTTCGGGGAGCCGGTCGCACCGACGAGCATATGGGCGCGGTTGTTCGCAAGGATGGCCGCCGCCGATCACCCCTATCTCTCGACGATGCAGTCGCTTGTCGGGATTCCGGACGGTATCCGCATGCACGAGGCCCAGCGCCGGCGGTTCGGGATGACGCTCGAAGAGGCCCGCGCTTTGTTCGACATCGCCGTCCAGCCGGCCGAGGCGACCGAGCCGGACGTGCAGAGCGTTGCGGTTGAGAGGGTGGAATAGGGTATGCGCGGGATTCTTGAACGCATCATCGCCCTTGAGCTTAAAGTCGCCGAGCAGGAGCGCCGCAACCGCAATCGCCGGCGCACCGGGACGATCAAAGAGGTCGACCACGGGAAGGGACAGTATCGGGTGAAGGTCACGGAAGAGGAAGGGAAGGAATTCCTCACCGACTGGATTAAGCCTCGGCAGATGGCCGCCGGCGGCGTGAAGATCGACGTGCTGCTTAATGCTGGTGAGCAGGTCGATGTTGTGAGCGAAAGCGGCGACATGACGGACGCCAGAATCGAGATGAGCGACTATTCGAGCAGCAACGCGCGCGAGAACAGTTCCACGCCATTTCATATCAAGATCGGGAGCACCGTGCTTGAAATGAGCGGCGGGGAGGTCTCGATCACCACGGCCAGCGGGCACCTGAAATAATGCCTCTGATAGCTCGGCTCGGCGATACCGGCACACACGGCGGCTCGATCATATCGTCCGCGTCGAAATGGAAGTGTGAGGGCGCGCTGATCGCACGTCGCGGCGACATCTATGCCTGCCCTATCCACGGCCCGAACCCGATCGTCGAAGGGTCCGGCCTTTGGCAATGCGAAGGCGCTCCGGTCGCCCGACACGGCGATGCGACCGCCTGTGGTGCAACCTTAATTTCCGGCGCATCCAAATGGGTGTGCGACTAACCGAAGGATGGAGACGAGTCATGAAAGTGATCGTGAATACGGCCGGCTTCTACGGCGGCACTTGGTACGAATCCGGCCCGGAAGAGCGGGAGATTCCCGACAAGGTGGCCAAGCCTTTCCTTCCCCCCTACGGGAATCAGCTTTCGACGCCGTCGACCAAGAAGTCGACTCCGGCGGGCGGGTCGAAGCCGGACGACAAGAAGGGGGACTGACATGACCTCGACCGGCCTCAACCGCGAGACCGGCGCCCCCCTCGCGGGGTTCGAGCATGTCAGGCAGTCGATCGGCGTCATCCTGACGACGCCGATCGGCAGCCGCATCATGCGGCGCGAGTTCGGATCGGAGGTCTTCGACCTGATCGACCGCCCCATGACGGACCAGGTCATCCTCGCGATCTACGCGGCGAGCGTGATGGCGATCGCCCGGTGGGAACCCCGCTACGAGGTTTCCGGATGCCGGGTCGTGAAGACCGAGGCAGACGGAACTATCGAGATCGAACTCGCCGGGACGTATTTTCCGCGCGGCCACCTTGGCGATTTCAGCGTCGCCGAAAGCGCCTCGCTGATCGTGCCCTTCGTGCGGACAGGAATTGAGCGATGACCCGACGCTTTCAGGATGTCGACCTTTCCCGGCTTCCGCCGCCGGCGGTCGAGACGCTCGATTACGAGGCAATTTTCGCGGCGCGCATCGCCGAGTTCAAAGCGCGGTGGGAAGAGGTTCGGACGCGCTACCCGACCCTGCCGCCGTTCGACGTGGAGATGCTCGAAACCGATCCAGTCGTGATCGTCGAGCAGGCCGACAGCTATCACGAGATGCTGATGCGCGGTCGCGTGAACGACGCCGTCCGCGCCGTCCTGCTCGCGACAAGCTGGGGCGCGACGCTCGATCATCTCGGCTCGCGCGTGGGGACGGTCAGGTTCGACGGCGAGGCCGACGAGCCGTTCCGCCGGCGCATCCAGATCGCCTATGAGGCGCTTTCGACTGCCGGCCCGTATGGTGCCTATGTGTGGCACACCCTGTCGGCATATCCCGGCATCAAGGATGCCGTCGCCTATGGGCCGGAAGAGACTTTCGTGGCGCCGGGCGAGGCGTGGGTTTCCGTCCTTTCGGATACGGGGAACGGAACGCCCTCGCTGGCCATGCTGCACGCGGTTGCGGAGCGGCTCGGCGCTTGGGAAATCCGCCCCGCCGGCGGAGCGCCCATCAACGTCTGGGACAAGGACAACGCAACCGCCCAGCGCGCGCGCCCGCTGACCGACAAGGTGATCGTCGCCGCAGCGCAGATCGTGCCCTATCAGATCAAGGGCACCCTCTTCATTCGGCCGGGGCCGGATCGCAATGTCGTGTTTCAGGAGGCCGTGTCGCGCATCAATGCCATGACGCTCGATCGCCACCGCATCGGCTCCGCCGTGCCGATCTCGCTGATCCTTTCGGCTGCGCACGCGGTCGACACGACCGGGCGGTCGGAAATCGAAGAAGTCGAGATCGAGACGCCGGCGGCCGACGTCGGCGGCGTTGCCCATATAGCGCCGTGGTGTACCGGCATCGAGCTTGAGATAGGGACTCCGACGTGACCATCCTGCCGCCCAGCGCCGTCGATCTGGAGCGGGTGCTCGTCGAAGTCGACGGGCGCGTGCTACGCATCGACGCCGACGTCGTCCGGCGGACGAAAGACCCGATGCTCTGCCCGGAAGAATTGCTTCCGTGGCTGGCATGGGAGGAAGGCGTCGATCTCTGGGATCCGGACTGGCCGGTCGACAAGAAGCGGCTGGTGATCGCTCAAAGCTGGGAGATGCACCGGGCGAAAGGAAGCCGGCAGGGCCTCGTCGATGCGATCAACCTCCTGAATTTTGGGGCGGTCGTCGAGGAATGGTTCGAATACGGCGGTCAGCCCTATCACTTCCGCCTGACGATCGACCTCAACGAGACCGATATTCAGGGCGAGCCGCGTTCGACGGTCGACCTCGCTCGGCACAATGGCGCGATCCAGTATCGCGGCACGGCCTATTACGGCTGGCACTCGACCTCGGTTGCCAGCCAGTTGACGCCGGTGCTGCTGAAGCGCGCCGTGATGGAACACAAGAACGTCCGGTCGCATCTGGAATCGATCCACTACACGACGGACTTCCTCGACGACATCGACACCGCCGACGCCGACGCCCTCGCCGTGGTGCATGGCGCGGCGGAGGTCTATCCGTGGGGCCGCCGCTACGACGCTTCGATCGACCATGATCACGCCGTCCGCCACCTGCATGACGGAAGCCTCAAGCACGGCGCCCAGGTGCGCTACAATGGCTGGGGGTCGACCGGCGAAACCTATGGCAACGAGCGCGTCCTCCTGACGACGGGCGTGCGCCATACCGTGACGGATCGCCTCGGCGTCCGCCTCTCTTACGATGGCCGCCACCGCCACAATGCGATCTTCAACCATGGCGATTTGCAGCCATCGGTGGCCGACGTCGACATGCCGATCATCGTCCGGCGGAACGTGTTTTATGACGGATCGCGCCGCCACGGCGGCGACATCTACGACGGCTCGATCAGCCATGCCGGGTCGGCGAAGTATTTCGCCGGCGCGTTCTACAACAGCCCGGTCGAGACAATCCTAACAGCTTGAGGTGTGACGTGATTATCACCGACCCGATCCTCCTTCGGGGGGAGTTGCTCGTGCGCGTGCTTCGCGACGGGGAAGTCATCCAGACGTTGCGCGACGAAAACATGATTATGACCGTCGCGCGCGTCGCCTTGGCCTATCTGATCGCCGGCGATGGCGCGGGGAAGGTCATCAACCGCATCGGCATCGGCACGAACGGCAACGGCCCGACGCCCGACGACACGGCGCTCACGTCGGCCTTCGTCAAGGCCATCGCAAGCCATACCTACCCGGCCGCAGGTCAGGTCCGTTTCAACTGGTCGATCGGCACCGGCGAGGCGAACGGCATGGCGATCCGCGAATTCGGCCTCATCACGACCGACAGCACCCTCTTCGCGCGCAAGACCCGCGCCCCGATCGAGAAGGGGAGCGACATTTCCCTTGAGGGGTCTTGGACCATCATCTTCTAGGCCAAAGGAGCACGGGCATGGCGAACCTGCCAGAACAGAACACCTATCCCGCCGGCGTTTACCAGATCGAGACGACCGACCCGGTCGTCGGTGGCGTCGACGGCATCTCGAACATTCAGGCGCGGCAGCTTGCGAACCGCACCCGATGGCTCAAGGGCATCGCGGACGACGTGATCGAGGCGCGCGCCGGCAGGCCCAGCCTCGCCGAGCGGATGCAGGGCTTCGACGCCCTCTCCCCGGAAAGCCAGAACGCGCTTCTCGCCGCGGTGCAGGAGGCGCTCAACCTCGGCGGCGCGCTCACCAAGGAGATGCAGGTTCTTCGCGGTTTCGACGGCATGTCTGTCGCTGCCGGCATCCTCGAGGCGCACTCGCTCGCCGGCCTGTTTTCGCGCTCGCTCGATACGCTTCGCCAGCGCGTTCTCGCGCAGGGCAGCGCGGTCCTGAAGAACAAGCACGTCATCACCGGCATGGTGCTTACGAAGAGCGACATCCGCGCGTTGCACCTGTCGCAGAGTGGCACGGTCGGCGCCGGGATGTCGCGCGCCAAGATCGACGGCCGGATCATCAGCCTGCCGGACGATGACTATCACGTCTCGATCCCGACGAACGAAAGCGCGCAGGCGCGTTCGTATTTCGCCTTCCTCGTGAACACGGTCGGCTCGGCCTATGCGGTCCAGATCGCCGCCGAGGTTCCCGCGACCGGCCTGCCGCTCTACCGGCTGGACATTCCGGCCGGCAGCACGGGGAACAACATCACGGCGGTCACGCTGACCGACCTCCGCGTGATCCAGTCGGCGAGCTCGTGGGTGACGAGTAGCAGCCCGTTCGTGATGGTCGCGTTTCCCGAGATTCTGCCGAACGCGAACTATGACGTCGCGGTCGAGGTGGAGAGCGCGACCGACGTGGCCGCCGTTGGCGCGGTGCAGGCATACGACCGCGCCCGGAACGGCTTCAAGATCCGGATGACCGGCAGCGCCGACAACGTCGTTCTGCGCTGGACGCTTCTCAACCCCCGTTACCAGTGAGGCGGCAATGAACATCATGCACATGAACGAGGGCGCGAAGGCCGCCTTCGAACTCGACGACTGCACCCTGATCCTCGGCAATCTTCTGATCGACCTGGGCGAAGAACAGGAAGACACCGAGCGCGTCCTTTCGGTCTTCACCGATGGCGACGGACAGTTGAGCTTCGAGGGCGACGTTTACGCGGCCGTCATCATCATTCCACCTCGCCGGTATGCCGACGAGGAGATCACCGAAACGGTGGGGGGTGAAGAAGTCACCCAGACCGTCTCGGTGCCGCAGCCATGCCAGGCCGAGGCCGTGACGCTGCAACTGTGGGCGCTGCCCGAAAACCCTGCAACCCCTGAAGACGAGGAGTAAATCCTGATGACCGTCACGATTTCGATGCCGGATGCCCTGCGGCAGTCCGTTGAGGCCGCCTCGGGCGGCGTGAACACCGTCCTTTACGATAGCAAGGGCTATCCCTCGATCATGTGCGTGGTCCCGCGCTTCAATGTCGAGGACATCGACCCGGCGCTGGGGACCGGCACCCATCCCGCCTTCCTCGTCGGCGGCATCCAGAAGAGCGAGATTTTCGTGGGCAAGTATCTCGCCCGCATCCATGACAATCACGCCCTGTCGCTGCCCGGCCAAGACCCCAGCGCGTCGATCAACTTCGACAACGCAAACGCCCGTTGCTCGGCGAAGGGGCCGGGCTGGCACATGATGACCAATGCCGAATGGTCGGCGGTCGCCCTGTGGTGCTGGAAGAACGGCTTCATGCCGCGCGGCAACACCAATTACGGCCGCGACCATGCGCAGACCTACGAGACCGGCCGCCGGCAGGATGGCCTTGCGCCCGGCCTCGCCGAAGGCACCGCGCGCACGCTGACCGGCTCCGGCCCTGTGAGCTGGTATCACGACAACACGCCGGCGGGCATCACCGACCTCTGCGGCAATGTCTGGGAATGGGTGCGCGGCATGCGCATGGTCAACGGCGAAATCCAGATCATCCCCGACAACAATGCGGCCGAGACGGACGCTGATCATAGCGCCGCAAGCCCGCTGTGGAAGGCGATCCTGCAGAACGGCAATCTGGTCAATCCCGGCACGGCGAACACGCTGAAGTGGAACGCAACCGGCGTCGACGGGGCCGGCAACCCGCAGCTTGCGACCTCGGTGACGAGCCAGTCGAACGGCGAAACGGCTGCGAGCCAGTTGTATAAGGACTTGACCGCCGCCGGCGGCGTCACCGTCCCGAACATCCTCAAGGTGCTGGGCCTCTTCCCGCACGCGACCAGCATCGACCGCGGCCATCTTTACATGCGGAATCTGGACGAGCGCCTGCCGATCCGTGGGGGCGGCTGGAACAACGGCGTCGTTGCTGGGGTGTTCTCCCTCTACTTGAGCTGCGCCCGCTCGAGCACGGGTGCGAATATCGGCTTCCGGCCCGCTTTCGTCCTCTGAAATCTGGCCGCCTGACAATCTGCCGGGCGGGCGATAGCCCGTCCGTCATCCACCTGTAATAGCCGCGGAGCCTGATTTGGACGATCTGAAAATTCGTCGGAAGTGCGAAGACATGATCGCCTATGGATATGTGGTTTTAAGGCAGTTTCCCAAAGCCGAACGCCACGTTCTGAATCAGGAAATCCGCAGCACCATGTGGTCGCTTCTCCGACTGATCATCATCTGCAATCGGAGATACTTCAAAAAGACCACAATGCAGGACTTGGACGCCGAGCTTGACCTGTTGCGAAGCCAGGTCAGGATTGCCCAGCGCCTCGGCTATCTGTCGTTCAACAGCTACGAAGTCTGGACCCGTCATCTGGACGAAATCGGGCGCATGATCGGCGGATGGTTCAAGAGCTTGCAGGAAAAGGGACGCGGGTAAAGTGGTTTGAGCGCCTGCCGATCCGTGGGGGCAACTGGAACAACGGCGTCAATGCTGGGGTGTTCTCCCTCAACTTGAACAACGCCCGCTCGAACACGAGTACGAATATCGGCTTCCGGCCCGCTCTCGGGGAAAGTCAGAAGTTGGGGCCTTACGGGGCCTCATCCCGCACACCCTCGAAAGGCCCCGCGCTCCTCGGCCAAGCGCCGAAAAACATGAACAGACCGGAGCGTTGCAGTAACCGCCTGCGCGCGGCGACCCTTCGCTCCGGTCGCCCTTACGATAGCGAGATGCCTTGGCGAAGACCTACACCGACCTGTTTTCGGGCCTGTCGAGTTTCGAGGCCCTGTATCGCGCATGGGGCCGCGTCATTCGCGGCCGGCGGCATCAGACGGACGTCCTGCAATTCGAGCGGGATCTGGAATCGAACCTGATCGACATCCAGAACAGTCTCATATGGAAGACGTATCGCACCGGGCCGTATTACCATTTCCGGGTGTTCGAGCCGAAGGAGCGCGAGATTGCGGCGCTTCCGCTCAAGGACCGGGTCGTGCAGCACGCGCTTATCGAGGCGATCGAGCCGATCTGGACGTGCCGGTTCATTTCCGACAGCTATGCGTGCCAGACCGGAAAGGGGATGCACGCCGGCGCGGATCGGGCGCAGGCGTTCCTTCGGGCGACGCTGCGCGAGCATGGCGTCATCTATGTGCTGAAAGCGGACATCGCCCGCTTCTTTCCGAGCGTCTGCCACGACGCGCTCAAGAGGATGATCGCTCGCCGCGTGGCCTGCAAGGACACGCTCTGGCTGATCGAGAGCATCATCGACAGCGTCGCCGAGCCGGGCGCCACGCTGCCGCGCGGGATACCGATCGGCAATCTGACGTCGCAGATTTTCGCGAACATCTACCTTCACGAACTCGACGAGTTCGTGAAGCACGAACTGCGCGAGCGGCGATATGTGCGCTACATGGATGATTTCGCGATCATCGGCGCGGACAAGGAGCATCTGCACCGGGTCCGCGTCGCGGTCGACGACTTCCTCTATGCGCATCTCGGCCTGCGCCTCAACCGGAAGACGCAAGTCTTTCCGGTCTCGGCGACGAACGGCCGCGCGCTCGACTTCCTCGGCTATCGAATCTGGCCGACGCATCGGAAGATCAGGAAGGACAGCGCCGGACGGATACGCCGGAAAATGAAGCGCATGGCGCGCCAGTATCACGAGGGCAAGATCACCCTCGACCAGGTCCGGCAGGTCGTGATGAGTTGGGTCGGTCACGCCGGTCACGCGAGCACTTACACGCTGCGCAGCCGAGTCCTCGGCGACGCGGTTTTCATTCCCCCGCCTTTGGGGCCGTCCGCTTCTCGCCGCAGGAAGGCGAAGGGCGGCGAACCCTCGGCCTAAACCACAACCACCGCCAGCCGGCCCTCGGGCCATACAGAAAGGAGAGCCAGATGGCTTCTGTATCCTTCCACCACGGCACGCGCGTTTTTCAGAGCGCGGAGACGCCGGTTCTTGTCCGCCTTGCCCAGACGGCCGTCATCGGCCTGATCGGCACGGCTCCCGATGCCGACGCCGTGAAGTTCCCGCTCAACAAGCCGATCCAGATCCTGCGCCCGCAGGACGCGGAAGGTCTCGGCGCCGAGGGAACGCTGGCCGACGCGATCGACAGCATCTTCGATCAGGTCGGTTGCCCGATCATCCTCGTGCGGATCGAGGACGAGCCAACGCTGCCGGAAATCTGGTCGAACGCGGTCGGCAACCAGATCGCCTTCAGCGGCGTCCACGCCTTCCGGCGCGCTTCGTCGGACGGCCTCTACAAGCCGAAGCTGCTGATCGCTCCCGGCCTCACCCAGACCTCGCCGGCGGACGGTATCGCCTCGGTGAACGTCACGGTCGCCGGCGCCGGCTACGACGCGGACAGCACGACGGTCACGATCACCGGCACCGGAGGCACCGGCGCCGAGGCCCGCGCGATCGTCGAGGGCGGCGCGATCACGAGCATCGTGGTCACGAAGCCCGGCTTCGGCTACACCGGCACCGTCACCGTCACCATCGCCGGTGCGGGCACCGGGGCAACCGCCACCGCGAACAAGGGGTCGGTGATCAACCCGGTCGTCGCCGAACTGATGAGCGTGGCCGAGGGCCTGAAGGCGATGGCCTATATCGACGGGCCGGACACGACCGATCAGGCGGCGGTGCAGTATCGCGGGCTGATCAACTCGGGCCGCATCTTCATCTGCGACCCGAAGGTGCTCAAGTGGGACACCGAGGATTCGGTCTATGTCCCGAAGCCCTCCTCGCCGGTCTGGGCCGCGCGGCAGGCGCGGATGGACCTCGAACAAGGGTTCTGGTGGGCCGGATCGAACGTCGAGGTCGCCGGAATCGGCGGCGTGAATCGTCCGATCGAATACGGCGTGCAGGCCAACTATCTCAACGAGAACCGGGTCAACACGATCGTCAACATCGACAATACCGGCTTCCGGCTCTGGGGTGTCTGGACCTGCGACAGCGACCTCATCTGGCAGTTCGTGTCGGTGCGCCGCACGGCCGACGCGATCAACGAGGCGCTCGAAAAGGCTTACCTCGAATTCGTCGACCGCCCGTTCTCGAAGGCGAACCTGAAGTTTATGATCGAGAGCGGCAGGGCCTTCCTGCGGACGATGGAGCTTGAGGGCGCGATCCTGCCGGGTTCCGACGTCTGGCTGCTCGACAGCAACACCGACGTCGAGATGGCGCAGGGCATCGTGAAGCTCGGCGTGAAGTTCGAGCCGCCGGCGCCGATGGTCGACATCCGCATCACGTCGCACCGCAACCTCGTCGCCTACACGCTCCTGCTCAACCAGGTCGCGCAGGAGATCGGGGCCGGCTCGCTGGCGGCCTGACGACGGCTAGACACGGCGGCGCTTCCGCGCCGCCGTCCACCCTCACCAAGACAGAAGGAAAACGGCCATGTCCGACATGCCGCGCTATATCCTGCGCAATTGCACCATCTTCGCCGACCGGGTCTCCAAGCTCGGGCAGGCGAGCGAGATTTCCCTCCCCGTGCCGACCGAGAAGCTGGAAGAGCTTCGCAATGCCGGCATGGTGCTGCCGATCGACATCCCCATGGGATACGAGAAGCTCGAAGCGTCCTTCAAACTGACGGCTTTCGACCCGCAGGTGATCACCCTCTTCGGCCTCGCCGTTGGCGTCGAGAAGGAGTTCATGGTCACGGGCGCGCTCGTCCACGAGGACGGCACCATCATCAATGCGACCGCCTATATCCGCGGCCGCCTGATGAAGAACGACCATGGCGATTGGAAGCCCGGCGAGATCGGCGAGAACGAATTCTCGATCACGCTGCGCTACTACCGCCTCGAGGTCGAGGGTCGGACGCTGATCGAGGCGGACCCCTTCAGCGTCTCGATCGGCGGGGCGTCGCAGACCGGCGGCATCCGCGCCGCGCTGCTGGTATAGCCGGCGACCGTTATCGCACGGCCTTGATCGCGGCGGGAATGTCGATGGGGTCTCCCGTCCACTGTCTCACCTCGATCGGGGCCGTGTTGACCAGCGTCGGCCTGCCCTTGGCGAGATACTGTTTCGCCTTGCCATTGATCGGCCAGACGGCAGGTGTCGGGTTGTTCTCCACCATGAACAGCCCGCCGAAACTGTCGTTGCCCGTTGGATGGCAATAGACGAAGTTTCGGCTCTGGTATTCGCCGGCCCTACAATGGACCGCCGGCCAGCCCCTTGTCTTGATCATAAAGAGCTCGATCCCGTTGCGGACGTCCGAAAGGCTTGCGCCGAGCGCGGGACTGACGATCGCCAGAGCGAACAGGATCAAGGCGAAAGATTTTTTCATGGCGGCCTCCTCTTTGGGCAGTCAACTCCAAAGAAGTGATGCCCCGAAAGGCCGGCCCGCTCAAGCAGAGTCGCCGGATAATCTGGAAAAGGAACACACGATGTCGGACAAGAAGACGATCACCTTCACGCTGGAAACCCCCGTCGAGCATGACGGCCAGACCTATACGACGCTCACGCTGCGCAAGATGAAGGCGAAGGATCTGGTCGCTGCCGATCTGGTCAACGGCAACCTCCGCAAGTCCCTCGCCATCTTCGCCTCCATGGCCGGCGTGCCGATCATGGTCATGGAAGAACTCGACACCGACGACTTCAACCGACTGGGGCGCGAGGCTGCGCCCCTCATGGGAAAGTTGGCGGTAAAGGCCATGGCGAAACTGGAGCGGGAGGAAGCGGGGAACCCTCCTCTGCAATAGATGCGGTCGCTACGCTTGCCCGCCATCTGCACACCCCGATCAGCGAGATCGAGGAGATGGACTGGGATCGCTTCGACGCTTACACGGCGGCGCTGGGGCGAGTGCTGAAAGCCGAAAGTTCGAGAAAGGGAAAGGGTCGGTGACGTTGATCGCCGGCCCTTTTTCCATGCCGACTTCCCCCGAAACATAGGCCCGACATCATGGCTGTCCTGACTTCAAAGCTGATCGTTGCCCTTGTCGATCAGGTGACGGCTCCGTCGCGCGCCGTCTCTGCGGCGATCAACCGGATGACGGCCGCCAGCCAGGCGAACGCGGCGCGCATGGCGGAAGTGCGCGGGAAGATGCTGGACGCGACCGCTGCCGGCTGGGCGCTGTGGCGCGGCCTTTCCGCCCCGGTGAACGCAGCCATGCAGTTCGAAAGCGCCATGGCGGACGTGCGCAAGGTCGTCGACTTCCCGACACCCGAGGCGTTTCAGGAGATGGGCGACGACATCCGGCGGCTTTCGACCGAGATGCCGATGGCCGCAGACGGCATCGCCGCCATCGTGGCGGCCGCCGGCCAGTCGGGCCTCGCCGTCGACGAGCTTCTCCCCTTCGCCGAGATGGCGGCGAAGGTCGGCGTGGCGTGGGAAGTCAGCGCCGACAATGCCGGCGAGGCGCTGGCGAAACTCAAGACGGCGCTCGGCATGTCGGTCGCAGAGACCGGGCTTCTGGCCGACGCGATCAACCATCTCGGCAACAATACCGCGGCCTCCGCTCCCGACATTCTCGACGTCGTGCGGCGCGTCGGCGCGCAGGCCAGCCAGTTCGGTCTTTCGGCAGAGCAGGCGGCAGCCTTCGGCGCGGCCATGGTCGGCGCCGGCGCTGAATCGGAAGTCGCTGCGACCTCGTTCCGCAACATGGGCCGGGCGCTCACGCGCGGGGCGTCGGCCACCAAACGCCAGTCGGCCGCCTACAAGACGCTCGGCCTCGACGCGCAGAAAGTTGCGGCCGACATGCAAAGGGATGCGGTCGGCACGATCACGAATGTCCTTGAGCGCATCCGCGCGGTGCCCGCCGAGGCTCGCGCCGCGCTGATCACCGACCTCTTCGGCGACGAGGCCCGCGCCATCGGCCCGCTGATCACGAACACGGAACTGCTCGCGGATGCCCTCGGCCTCGTCGCGAACCGGGCGGAATATGCCGGCTCGGCCGCCGAGGAATATGCGATCCGCGCCAAGACGTCCGAGAACAACCTGCAGCTTTTCCGCAACCAGATCACCAGCTTGGCGATCTCGATCGGCAATGCGCTTCTGCCGGCGATGAACGACATTCTCGCGCTCGTCGGGCCGGTGATCTCCTCTTTCAGCGATCTCGCCTCGCGCTTCCCGAACATCACGCGCGGGATTGTCGGGGTGGCGACGGCCCTGATCGGTTTCCGTGTTGCGGCCATCGCCGCGCAGTATGCCGGCCTGTTTCTCAAGGGCGCCCTCCTCGACGCCGGCATTGCCGCGCTCACGGCCGCGCGCGCGATCGGAAGCATAGCCCTCGCGCCCGCCGGCGCGGCGATCATGGCCCTGCGCAATCCGCTCCGGCTCGTCACGGCGGCCTTCTATGCGCTGCGCGTGGCCATCATCAGCACCGGCGTCGGCGCCCTGCTCGCCGGCATCGCCCTCGCCGGCGCGTGGATCTACAACAACTGGACCGGCATCACGATCGCCTTCGAGGCGTTCAAGGGTGCCTTCCTGCGCGCCATCGCGCCGATCATGCCCGCGCTTCAGCCGGTCGCCGATGGGCTGGCATGGCTTCGCGACGCGGTTATGGCCCTCATCGCCCCCGTCGACGAGATGGGCGGAAGCTGGGCGGCTGCGGGGATCGCGGCGGGCAAGTTCGTCGGCGAGGCGCTGACCGCCGTGGTCGGCTTTACCACGGACCTCGTCGCATCGGTCTCGAACGCATGGCAGACAATGAGCTGGTCCGAAATCGGACAGGCGGCGGCGCGCGGCATCGGGGACGGGTTCCTGTTTCTCGCTGGCTGGGTCGCCGACCTGCTCGGCTCGATCGACTGGCGCGCGCTCTGGGATGGCGCGACCTATGCCGCCGCCGCGGTGGCCGAGGTCGTGGCCGGCTACTGGTCGACCATGGCCACCTCTGTCGTGGAGTTCGTTCGCGGAATCGACTGGGCGGCCGCGTTCGCCGGGGTGCGAAACGCCGCTGCCGCGGCGGCGGGGTGGATCGCCTCGGCGCTGTCCGCGATCGACTGGGCCGGGCTTCTTTCCGCAGGGATCGACCGCGCCGCTACGGCCTTTCAGGCCGTCGCCGCCTATGTGGTCTCGGCCCTCTCCTCGATCGACTGGGCGGGGGTCTGGAACCGGGGTGCCGCCGCCGCGGCGACGGCGTTCGGCCAGATCGGCGCGACGGTATCCGCTGCGCTGGGATCGGTCGACTGGACCGGCCTTATCTCGGGCGCGAGCGATGCGATCAGCGGCTTCTTCAACCGCGCGGCGGACGCGCTGCTTTCCGTGGACTGGGGGGGTCTCGGCTACCGTCTCGGCGAGATGATCGCGAGCGGCATCGCGGGGATCCTCAACATCGGCCGCATCCTTATGAATTCGCTGACCGGCGAAGGCGCGTCGACCGCTGCCGGCCTCGGCGCGGCCATCGCGAACGGCATACTCGCCTTCGACTGGATGGGGGTCGGCGCAGCGATCCTTCGCTATCTCGGCGCGGCCCTTCAGGCCGGCGGCGAGTTCATACTCGGCGTCATCGGCGGGCTGATCGGCGTGGCCGACCTTGGGGGTGCTGCGACCAACATGGTCGAGCAGTTCCTCGCCGGCGCGGCCGCCATGACCGACCGCTTGATGGCGAGCGGTCAGGCTCTCGCACAAGCCATGTGGGACGGCGTGATCGCGAAGATCGACGCAATGGTCGAATGGTTCAAGGGGTTGCCGGCGCGCATCGTGGCGGCCATCGGCTCGATCGACCTCGGCTCGCTGATCACATGGCCGAAACCGCCGGCATGGGTTTCGCGCCTATGGGGTGGCGGTCAGGAAGATGCAGCACCCGCGCCGGTGGCCGATGCCGCGCAGGGAACGACCGGCGAAGCCGCTTCCCGGATCACCGCCGACGCCGCAGCGGCGAACGACAATGCGCAGGACGCGATCAACACGATGCTCGCCGGCATGGACCGCCTTGCCGGCGGGGTGGCGCAGGAAGGCGCTGCCGCGGTCACGGCGGCCGACGCGGTCGGCTCCTCGATCAGCGACAACATCAGCGTCACGGCCATGCCGGTGATCGACACGTCGAGCATTGATGCCGCGCGCACGAAGGTCGATGCGCTTTCGCGGTCCTTGCAGTCGATGCCCTCGACGGCCATCACGGCGACGTCGTCGGCGCTTGCCGGCGCCCGCGCCTCCGGGGGGCCGGTAAAAGCCGGTGGTTCCTATCTTGTCGGTGAAGAAGGTCCGGAAATCGTCACCTTCGGGCAGGACGGTTTCGTCCACGATGCGATGAAGACGGCTCGGATCATCCGCAACGCCGCGCTCGGTGCGGCCGGCATGGCGTTCCCTGCCGCAGCCATGCCATCCATTCCGGAAATCCCGACGATCGAGATCGCGATTCCCGAGGTCAGGCTTCCGGTGCCGCCGCAACTGCCTGCGACGCATCAGGCGCGCGAGGGCGGCCAATCCGGCGGGCGCAGCGTCGAGGTGTCCTTCAATCCCGGTGCGATCAAGATCGAGGTAACAGCCGCGGCCGGTCAGTCGCCGGAGCGGATAGCAGAAGAAGTCGAACGGCGGCTCTCCGCGAAACTGACCACGCTCTACAACGGCGCCTTTCACGATGGAGTCAATTGATGGCGATCCCGATGGCTCTCGGCCCCTTCATGTTCCATAGCCTGCGGTTCGGGTTCAACGGCGTCGGTCGCGACCTGTCGACCAGGTGGGCCAGCATTGAGACGGTCGGTGGCCTCAACCGGCTGCAATGGACGGGCGGCGACGAGGACACGGTGCTGATCGAGGGCGTCCTCTTCCCCGAGGAGTTCGGCGGTCTTTCCAGCCTTGAGGGTATTCGTGGCGCGGCGCAATCCGGCCTCGTGCTGCCGCTGATCACGCTCGGCGGCAACGTCTACGGCATGCACGTCGTCGAGATGGTTTCGGAAGACCAGTCGTTCCACGACCGCCTCGGCCGTCCGCGAAAGGACGTCTTTCGCATCGGGTTGAAACGCTACGCCGGCGGCGGGTTCTCGCTGATCTCGGTCGTGCAGACGCTTTTCGGGTGACGGACATGATGACGCGCTACATCACGAAGCACGGCGAGATGATCGACTCCATCTGCAGCCAGTTCTACGGCGACGAAAGCGGCTTCGTCGAGCAGGTGCTCGTGGCCAATCCGGGCCTCGCCGGCCTTGCGGTCCCGCTGCCGCCCGGCACCCAGATCATGCTCCCGGCGATTCCGAAGTCGGCAGAGACGATCAAGCTCATCACCCTGTGGGACTAAAGGAGATCGAAATGATCAAGATCGGCGTCCCCGTCCGCTATCGCGACGGGGCAAACCACCTGCGCACGGGCGTCGTCGACGCCTCCTCGATCGCGTCCGGTCGCCGCCTGTGGCGTGTCTCGGACAGGTGGTTCGAGGGGCGCGACCTCGTCGTGATCGACCCGGCGGCCATATCGTGAAGACCCCGCGCGCCGAGATCACCGTCAACGGGAAGCCGGTCGCGTCGGCCTTCAACGACCGGCTCATTTCCGTGACGATCGTCGATAAAGAGGGGTCGACCAGCGACACGATCTCCTGCGATCTCAATGACGGGACGCCGTTCGCGCAGATCCCGAAGAAGGGCGACGAGATCGGCGCGAAGCTGGGCTATCTCGAAACCGGCGTCGCCGATTTCGGAACCTTCATCGCCGACGACCCCGAGGTCAGATGCTTGCCATATGGCATGACGGTGAACGGCAAGGGCGCGAATGTTCGGGATAAAGCCAAACAGCGCCGGTCGCGTCATTGGGACAATAAGACGGTCAAGCAAATCGTCGAGCAGATCGCCGGCGAGAATGGCCTGTCGCCGAAGGTGGACGATGAAGTTTCCTCGCATCAATATAAGTGGTTTGCGCAACAAGATGAAACAGACCTGCACGTTGTCGAGAGGCTCGCGCAGCGGCATGACGCGCTTTTCACAATCAAGAATAAATCCCTTATCTTCAAGAAGAAGGGCGAGGGCGTCGGCTCCGTATTAGCATCACCCGCCAATATCGTCGCGGGAAGTTGTCGCACCGTTTTTGCGCACCGGCACAAATACAAGAAGGTGAAGGCTCGCTGGCAAGATCGCGAAGAGGCGAAGCTCAAGGAGGTCGAGGAAGACAGCGATTCCGAGGGCGATGCGACCTATACGATCCCCGAGTCCTTTCAGGACGAGGGCGAGGCCAAGAAAGCGGCGAAGGCCAAGGCGAAAGACCTCAAGCGCGAGACGATGCGCACGAGCGTCACGCTCTACGGCGACCCCGCGATCCGGGCCGGCGCGAAGTTCGTTTATGCCGGCGTCCGCCCCGAGCTCGACGGCGTCGAGTTCATTATCGAGAGCGCCGCGCACAAGCTGTCGAAGGCCGGATACACGGTCGACGTCGAAGCGAAGCTGAAGGTCTGACCTTCCCCATATTCCGCGGCCCCGAGCCGCGAATTTGCCGCCCTGCCTGACGGGGCCACCGCTCGCCAACAATCGAAAACACGAACCGCCCGGCACCTGTCGGGGGGAAGGAGATGCCATGTCCTTTGAAGCCTGGCTTCAGAGCCGCCTTGTCGCGCACGGGCACAAGATCGCCGTGGACGGCGCGATCGGCGGGGAAACGACCCGCGCCCTGATCGCGTTCCAGCGCCAGAAGAAAATCAGGCAGACCGGCGTGGCCGATGCCGCCACCGTCGCCGCCCTCCGTGCCGAGCCGGGAAAGCCCAAGGCCGTCACGTCCGAACCGCCGGCCGAAACCCTTCCCCCGTGGATGGCGGAGGCGCAGCGGCGAATCGGGCTGCACGAGCGCCGCGACAACGGTCTGCTCGCCGCCTTCCTGAAACTCGGGAAGTATCTCGGCGATCCGGCGAAACTGCCGTGGTGCGGCGACTTCGTCGAGACCTGCATCGTCAAGACGCTGCCCGGCGCCGTGGTGCCGAACAATCCGTTCTGGGCGCAGGGGTGGAAGGATTTCGGCATTGACGCCGGCGGCCCCAAGGTCGGGTCGGTGGGAGTGATCCGGTGGAGCGCGACGTCCGGCCATGTCGGCTTCGTCGCGGCCTATGACGCCGCCCGCCGCCGCGTGCTCCTGCTCGGCGGAAACCAGAGCGACAGCGTCAACCTCACATGGTTTCCGCTCGACAGGTTCATCGCCTTCCGCTGGCCGGAGGTCTACCCGATCCGGGCCTTTCCGCCGCTCACGGGCGGGGCCTATTCGGACGGCAGCGCCGCAGGAACGCGATAATGGCGGCGCGGGGCGTTCTCCGAACGGTCGAGGGCGGCGGCCTTATGTTCTGGTGTCCGGGCTGCGACGGCGCGCACCAGGTGCAGGCCGGCGCGGGACCGGGGCCGCGCTGGGGTTTCGACGGTGACTATGAGCGGCCGACGTTCACGCCGTCCGTTCTCGTGCGCGGCTCGCGCCCGATCACGGATGACGAGCGCCGGCGCATCATGGCCGGCGAAACGATCGAGCCGGAGCCGACCGTCTGCCACTCCTTCGTGCGCGACGGTCAGATCCAGTTCCTCGGCGATTGCACGCACGCGCTCGCCGGTCGAACCGTGCCCCTGAAACCCTTCGACGAGGCTTGATATGCGCCCCTCTTGGAAAGTCCGCCGCCGGATCGTCATCGCCGCCCTCGGCTTCTGTGCGGGCTGCATCGTCTATCTGATGATTTACGGGCAGGCCGACAGTCGCCTTCACGAGACGATCGCCTACGGCCTTTTCGGCACGGCGATCTCGGTGATCGGCTCCTATGTCTTCGGCGCCGCGTGGGACGACAAGAACGTGATGAAGACCCTCGGCCGGGACGCCTATCGCGACCGGCCGGGCGTCCCCGAAGGCTGGCCGTCCGACATTGCCCCGCCGGCCGACGATGACGGGAGGGCAGGATGATCGCCGCCATCGCCCGCTTTACGGGAATCCCGACCCTTGTCGTCTGGGCGACGCTGATCGCGCTTGCCGCCGGCGGCGTCTGGACATGGGGAATCTACCAGCACCATACCGGCTTCCGCGATGGCCGGGCTATCGAGCGCGTCGCATGGGAAAAGGCGATGCGCGATCTGCGCGAGCAGATGGACGCCGAGCGCCGGCAGGCGCAGGAGCGAATCGATCAGATCGAACAGGATTACCTCGAAGGCCGGAAGCGCGACGCCGTGCTGATTGCCGATCTCGAAGCGGCAATCGCCCAGATGGAGACCGAAGATGCGGAAGCTGACAACGCCGCTGGCACTGTGTGCCGGCCTGCTATTCCTCGCGGGCTGTCAAGGCAGCTTGACGCGATCGGCCGCTGATCGGCCGGAACTGGCGCGCATACCTTCGACACTGAAGGAGCCATGCGCGGCCGTGGCGAACCTGCCCGAGCGCGATCTGTCCTCGGCGGAGGTCGCCCGGCTTTGGGGGGCGGATCGTTCGGCGCTGGGCGAGTGCGGACGGCGGCATCGCGCCCTCGTCGACGGCGTCGAGGCGATCGAGAGGCAAGGCCGTTGAGGCTGGAATTCTGGATGATGTGGGCGGTAATCGCGGCGGTCTTCGCTGCGATCGTCATGCTTTCATAGAGAGGGGCGCATTGTGCCGACGAGCTTGAACGAAATATACAAAGCAATCGGCTCCCTGCAGTCGGACGTGAAGAACCTCACCCGTCTTATCGAGGCGCAGGATCAGCGGTCGTCCGAGAGCCGCCGGCGTGTCTATGATCGGCTCGACGAACTGGGGAACGTCGTCGACAACATAGAGGATCGCCTCAAGGCATCCGAGCAGGTGATCAAGGACATCGAGCCGCTCGCCCGCGACTTCGGTGCCGTGCGGGACAAGTCGAAGACGGTCCTCGGCGTGATCATTGCGGGATGGACGCTGCTCGGCGGCTTTCTGATGTGGGTCGGCAACAGCTTGCTGGAGTGGGCGATCCAGCGTATCAGCGGGTCATAATGGTGGGGCAGCGCAGCTAAAAAACCTTGAAGATCAGTTGAAAGGGAATGTCCCACCGCCATTTTAACCGCTTGATTTTCCGGAAAAGTTGCGGTCCTCTCCTGGGCACCATTCCCATCCCGATACCAACGGGATCAATAAGTTAAGCCTTTTCAATTCGTTGCGCTGACCCTACTGTGTGACAGAGGCGTGTGACATGAGGCTTCGGCTTGTGGCTCCAATGGAATGAAAAGACTCCTCCAATCTCCAATTTGAACAGCACCTTCCTGCTGACTTGAGGGAACGACTGGTCGGCATGACGCTGGAAGTTCCACGCGGCGACGGTATCATCCCTATCACCGTCACTGAAAAGACGCGGGCAATCCGGTTCTCGCTCGGTGCATCCGGTAGGAGTGAGGCCAAACGGCGGCAGGCGGAAGCCATAGCCTACCTTGAAGGCGTCTACCGGAGCTTGCGGGCCAATGCGCCCATCGCCCTCACCCACAAGCAATGCGTGGCG